TGAGAATAAATCTCAACAACATCGTATCTTTCCGCAGGACTGCTGTTGCCGTTTGAGCAATAGCACTCTGAGCGAACTGGGGAGCAATCCCCTTTCTTGTCCGTGTAGCCCAATGGAAGAGGCAATAGACTAAGGATCTATTTGTTGGAGGTTCGATTCCTCTCACGGACATTGACTTTCTTGAGTATCTCTGGTATTCTAAAAGTCTTATGGGAGTGTAGCCCAACGGCAGAGGCGGTAGGCTTAGAACCTATACAGTGGAGGTTCAAATCCTCTCACTCCTATTGCCAGTTTCTTGACTGGCACAAGGCACTTGACTCTTCGGTTCAAATGCCTTATATTAGATGAGTGGTTGAGTTCTATTAAACGCATTTATTATGTAAAATGGTCATTTGTAAATCCTGCGGTAAAGAAGTTCCACAACACCCCAAAAAAGGTGGAAGAGCAAAACTTTATTGTGACGAAACTTGCCGCCAAAAGTGGCGTTACAGAAATGATCCATCTATTATGAATAGAAACACTTACACTGAACAAAAAGAAAGAGCATATTCCAACAAATGGAAAACACTTCAATATAAAGGTGGTAAGTGCCAACAATGTGGCGAAGATAGACCAGCAACTTTATGCTTTCATCATAGAGATCCTTCTCAAAAAGAACTAAAACTTGATGGAAGATCTTTTGCAAATAGAAAATGGGAAACTATTAAAGAAGAAGTAGATAAATGCGATCTTCTTTGCCATAACTGTCATCATATATTACATTATGGCAACAGTTGGGGAGAGTTTCTACAAACGCTGGTTTAGCTCTCTGGCGAAAGCACTGCCCTCATAAGGCAAGATAGGTCGGTTCGATCCCGACAACCAGCACTTGACAATCTCAGTGATATATACTATGATTGTCTTGGTTTAAGGGAGTGTAGCCCAGCGGAAGAGGCAGTGGACTTAAAATCCATACAGGGTGGGTTCGAATCCCACCACTCCTACTTTGCCGAAGTAATCCAATTGGTAGAGGTGTCCGACTCAAAATCGGAATGTTGTGGGTTCGAATCCCACCTTCGGTATTGGAGAGTAATCTCCACAATTGCCAGTCAGAACAGGTGTTCAGAGGAGTCTTATAAACTCTTTCCGCCAGATTAGCGGCTTTGGGAGGGTTCGATACCCTCGGCTGGTATTCCATCGGCAGATGGAAAGGCGAATTTGAGTGATGCATCACTTAGACAAGCCTGGAACAATTATCTAAGGTTCGATTCCCTGGCTCTGGTGAGTTAGATAAAAGTTCCTGAATTTCTTATCAGAGTAGCTCAATTGGTAGAGCAGCGGTCTCCAAAACTGAAGGTTGCAGGTTCAAGTCCTGTCTCTGGTGCCTTGCCCTGGTAACTCAGTGGAAGAGTGCTTCGCTACGAACGAAGAAGACGGGGGTTCGAATCCCTCTCAGGGTGCTTGACTTTGAAAAAAGTCATATATATAAAGAATGGAAGGGCAATCCGATTGGCGACGGAACCTGTCTTGAAAACAGTTGAGTGTAAAAGCCTTGGGGGTTCGACTCCCCCTCCTTCCGTTGCTCCTTGTGAGCATATGCCTCCGTAGCTCAGCTGGATAGAGCAGGGTTTTTGTAAAGCTCAGGTCGCAAGTTCAAGTCTTGTCGGGGGCTTGACAATCTAAGATGAATGTCTTATGATTGTTAGATGCGGATTTAATTCAGTGGTAGAATGGCTGCCTTCCAAGCAGTTCGTCAGGGGTTCGAATCCCCTAATCCGCTCTTGGAGTTTAACTCCAATTTATGTGGGGAAGTGTAGTGGTTGCACAGGAGTCTCATAAGCTCCAGGTTGGTGGTTCGATTCCGCCCCCCGCCACCAACATTCCCTTATAGCTCAATTGGCAGAGCACGGAGCTGTTAACTCTGGGGTTCCTGGTTCGAGTCCAGGTGGGGGAGTCGGTAGAAATACCAACCTCTGGTAGTCTATTGGTAAGGACAGGCAGACAATGCACTTGGAAACTAGGTTCGATTCCTAGACAGGGGAAATGGGCGATTAACTCAGCGGTAGAGTGCCTCCTTTACACGGAGATGGTCACTGGTTCGAATCCAGTATCGCCCACTTATATAAATACTTCAAAAAAAGAAGTATAATGGAAAAACTGTATAAATTACTTAGTGATGTTCAGTCATCACTTTTTGTTTTGTTTCATAAAACTTGGGTATTCCATTGGAATGTGGTTGGGGAAGATTTCACTCAACTACATCAACTCTTTGGTGGTCAATACGAAACAATGTTTGAAGAGATTGATCGTCTCTCTGAACATATGAGATACTTAAATATTAAACCTCTGAGTTCCCTTTCAAGAATGCTTGAAGTAACTCAGATTCAAGAAGCAGCAAGTTCAACTACATCAGATTCTATGATTACTGAACTTTTAGAGAATAATAATAAACTTTGTGAATTGTTGTCTGATATTTCAGAAGAAGCAGAATCTCAAAAGTCTTATGCAACTGCGAATCTTGTTCAAGACTTGATGGAATCTCACGGAAAATTTATTTGGCAATTAAGATCACATTTACAATGAAAGGATTAGTAAAATGATTTCAATAAGATGCAAAGATTGCAATAAAGAATTATCAGGAAATAATACAAAGATTGCTTCCTGTGGTTGCCCGAATATGGCAACAATTAATGGAGATAAAATCTCTGCGGTTGATTTGTCTCGTATTGTAATGTTAAATTCACTTCAGACAAAAGCAAAATCTTCAGTTCTCACAAATGATGACATTATGTGGCAAGAACAACGTCGCCAACGTAAAGTAAAGAGATTAGATTTTGAAGTTCGTTGAGAACTTTTAGAATCCAATATTTGTAGGTCTTTTTTGGTAATTAATGATACCAATACTTTGTTAATGTTATAGAATAAACATAAAATATTAACGTCTTGGTATTGGATATTATTATATAATAGTAATCTATCTAAAAAATCAAATGGACCAACATACTTACGATAATTGGGTCCGTATTAAAGAGACTTTTGAAAAGTCTGGAAATACCAATAATATGTTTTATAAGAGAGCGTGTGAGATTATAAAAACTAAAAGAGACCCATTGGCAAAATTTCTTGGAGATGAAAAGTGACGAAAACACAAGATGAATTGATTACTCGTTTTGAAGTTCAGGAGATGATTGATGCAGCAATACGAAGACATAACCGCAATGCTTCTATCATTAGTATGTGCGTCGGTTGGGTGGTGCTTGCTCTATTTGCTGAGGGACTATTAAGACTTATTGGTGTTATTCCACCACTATTACCCTGGCTCAAAATTACTTTAAACTAATGGTTCACATTACAGAAGAAGACATAAAAGATCTTTTGCAAAGAGTATTCTTCAAAAAAATGGAAGAACTCTTTGAAGAACCATCAACATACGAGGACGAAGAAGATGTTTAAAACAGTCTTGACAGTAGCAGTCATATATACTACAATTATTGGGTTATGGATCATCACATATCCGCAATGATTTTTCGCATCGTAGAAGCATTAGCAGCAAATCCATTTTTCCTTTTTCTTTGTGGATTTGGATTGACAATTGTTCCTTTTCTTGGTATTATGTACATACATTCAAAAGAAACAGACTCCGGGCATTAGCGCAGTTTGGTAGCGCGTTCCGTTTGGGGCGGAAAGGTCATAAGTTCAAATCTTATATGCCCGACTCATAAAACTTACTTTATGAAAATGAATCAAGAACTAGAAGAACTTCAAACATTTACAATAGAAAGATTTCAAGAAAATTTTGATACTCTAATGAATAGAGTTGAAAATGGAGAATCTTTTGTCATAACAAGTAAGCACGGAAATGCAGTTATAGTTCCTTATAATGAAGTAGTACGTGTATGTGAAGAAACGGATATTGACTTTGATGAAATAGTCAAAATCCATACAGACCACGAAGAGGCATCTTAACAAAACAGTTTATCTCTGGTCTTTTGGGACACTTCCTAAAGTGTCCTACTTGACTTTCGAAAGTCAACACCCTATAATAACAAGGTCAACAATCAAAACAATGACTCTCACTGCCAAATTTAAGAAAGACGTTCAAACCCTTCGTGGTGCTGCTAATGGCGATTTCTACCTTGATGTAAAGAATCCGAAACTTTATAAAAAAGTTCGTCGTTATTATGAGAATGAAGGTGTAGTGTTCTCTGGTGATCCTCTGGATGATTATGAAATGCTTATGGAATACGTTCTCTCCGATCTTGAAACTGTTGAGGTTGCATGAGCACCAAAGTTATCCTAGAGCGAGAAGGATTCCGATTTGTTGAAAAGGGAATTATTGAACTTAACGGCAAACCTGATTATCGCCTTCAAATGCAGGATTATTATTCTAAAAAATGGAATGATGTTTATCTGTTTGACAATTCCATGCAATGCTCTCTTGCAATGGAAGACATTGAATATGCCAAATGGTTAACAGATCAACCCTGCTACATTGATGAAAGTGACATTGAGGATTGGGAATAAATAGTCTGCAACGACTAAAATTGTGTAAGTATGCCCAATACACATATATCCAAAACAAGTGTATTGAGATATATTGGCAATTTGTTCCTGATAATTGGATATCAAACCATGCTATGGGGAGATTTCAAATATGGTTTAATGTTAAAAGTTGTTGGAGGATTACTTACAGTACCTTTTGCAATTAAACTTAAACTTTGGGATGTATTATTCTTATGTGCATTCTTTGGAGTTAGTGAGGTTACTAAACTAATTCAACTTTTCTTGGTTTAGTAAAACCAAGTGGTGGAGTCAATGACCCTTTATTACTGTTGAGACGGGTTGCATAAATCCGTCTTTTTTAGTATAATACGAAAAAAATATATCACATATGAAAAGAGCATTAATTACTGGCATCACGGGCCAGGATGGATCATATCTTGCTGAACTTCTTTTGATAAAAGGATATGAAGTTCATGGTATTGTTAGAAGGTCTTCTTTAATCAATACCCATAGAATTGACCATATATACAATCAAATTAAACTTCATTATGGAGATCTTACAGATTCTACAAATCTTGTAAGAATCATTCAACAAGTTCAACCAGATGAAATTTATAATCTTGGTGCCCAGAGTCATGTAAAGGTTTCTTTTGAAATGCCAGAATACACTGGTATGGTTGATGGTCTCGGAACACTTCGCATTCTTGAAGCAGTCCGTCTTTTGGGAATGGAAAAGAAAACAAGAATCTATCAGGCATCCACTTCTGAGATGTTTGGTAAGGTCCAAGAGATTCCACAGACAGAAACCACACCTTTTTATCCCCGTTCACCTTATGGAGTTGCAAAAGTTTATGGATACTGGATCATCAAAAACTACAGAGAATCATATGGACTACATGCAAGTTCTGGAATTCTTTTCAATCACGAATCCCCTAGAAGAGGAGAAACTTTTGTCACAAGAAAAATCACTCAAGGATTATCACGCATTTCAACTGGGGAACAAGATATACTATATCTCGGGAATCTGAACGCAAAACGCGACTGGGGACACGCTAAGGACTTCGTAGAGGCGATGTGGTTGATGCTGCAGCAGGAAACCGCCGATGACTATGTAATTGCCACTGGGGAGCAGTATTCCGTGAAAGATTTTGTTGAAGCAGCAGCACCTTATTTTGGAATAGATATCATTTGGGTAAATGAGGGTCTTAATGAATATGGTATGGATAAGAATACTATGAAACCCATTATCAAGGTTGATCCTAAATATTTTCGACCTGCTGAAGTAGAGACCTTATTAGGTGATGCCACTAAGGCAAAACAAAAATTGGGTTGGCAACCTAAAATTTCATTTGAAGAATTAGTTGAGGAAATGTGTAAGAATGAATCTTGATAGTAAAATTTTGGTTGCTGGTGCCAACGGGATGGTTGGTTCTGCAATCGTGAGAAACCTTGAAGAAAAAGGATATACCAATATCATTAAAGGAACTCGCCATATTGTAGATTTTACAGATCAAGAAGCAACTGATAGATTTTTCCAGTTAGCAAAACCAGAATATGTTTTTGTTGCCGCTGCCAAAGTTGGTGGTATTATGGCAAACAATAATTATAAAGCAGATTTTCTGACTGAAAATCTCCGTATTCAAATCAATATTATTGATTCTGCATATTGTTGGAATGTAAAAAAACTTCTTTTTCTTGGTTCTTCTTGCATTTATCCTAAATTTGCGACTCAACCAATCACAGAGGATCAGTTGATGACTGGTGCTCTGGAACCTACGAATGATGCCTATGCAATCGCCAAGATTGCTGGTATTATGATGTGCCAAGCATATCGCCAGCAGCACGGTTTCAACGCCATTTCTTTGATGCCTACGAACCTTTATGGTCCTAATGATAACTTTAATCTGGAAACCTCACATGTCCTTCCTGCGATGATTGCAAAGTTTCATGCTGCCCTTGATCATAGTGAGCACTGGGAAGTAAAACTATGGGGTGATGGATCTGCCATGCGTGAATTTTTGCACGTTGATGATCTTGCTGAGGCATGTTATACTTGTATGCAAAAATATGATGAAGCAGAACACATTAATGTAGGGACTGGTGAGGATGTGACTATTAGACAACTGGCAGAAACTATTGCCGATGTTGTAGGTTATAATCGCAATATTAATTGGGACACTACAAAACCAAATGGAACTCCCAGAAAGGTATTGAATGTGGATAAGATTAAAGAACTTGGATGGAAACCGAAAATTGGTCTTCGCGAAGGAATTGAAACAACTTATAATTGGTATAAAAAAAATGATCGGATTTAATTCTCTTGGCCAACTTGGCAGACTTGGAAATCAAATGTTTCAGTTTGCTGCCTTAAAAGGTATTGCAAGAAATCTTGGATTTGAATATTGTTTTCCTGCATCAAAAAATAAAAATGAATGGACAGATCACCAACTTTTTGTCCCATTTAAACTTGCATCTACCACTCCACTAAATGTACAGTTTATTGATATTAATAGACCTACAGTTATGGAAGGAACCTTCTCATTTGATGAGAATCTTTTTAATAACTGTCCTGATTGGGTATCTATCCAAGGATACTTTCAGACAGAAAAATATTTCAAACACATTCGTAATGAGTTACTAAAAGACTTTGAATTTATTGATGAGATTTTAAATCCATGCAAAGAGATGATATCTCAATTGGACACCTCTCCAATCTCACTTCATATTCGCAGAACCGATTATCTAACAGATCCAAATCACGTTACTCTTGAATTAGATTATTATGAAAAAGCATTGGCATATTTTGGCAATGAACAAGTTCTTATATTTTCTGATGATCCTAATTGGTGCAAGAAACAAAAGTTATTTTCTGACGATAGGTTTATGATTGCAGAAGGAAACACAAATTATGTTGATTTATGTCTAATGACACTATGCTCTGGGCATATTATTGCAAATTCTTCATTCTCTTGGTGGGGTGCTTGGTTAGCAGAAAGCAATAAAGTTATTGCTCCATCTGGGTGGTTTGTTGGTTCCAATAATGAATGCCTAGATACTAAAGATCTTATTCCCGAAACTTGGATGATAATTTAATGAAGGTTGCGATTTGTTTTATTGGAACTTCGAAGTATTTGAATTTCCTTCCAAAGTATTATGAGAATATTCAAAAATATTTTCTTCCCGACAGCAAGAAAACCTTCCTGGTTTTTACTGATGGTGAAGGAGACTTTCCAGAAGATGTTAAAGTTTATCCACAAGAACATTTTGAATGGCCTTACATAACCCTAAAAAGATTTGAAATCATTCAAAAAGCAAAAGAAGAAATACAAAAAAATGATTGGTTTGTTTTTATTGATGCCGATGCACTGGTAGTTGACACTATTACTGAAGAAGAATTTTTTGATGACACTAAAGATTATTTTGGAGTTCATCATCCGTGCCATTTTCTGGAAATGCCCCCGCACAATAAATTTCCTGGAGCATTTGAGACTAATCCACTGTCACTGTCTTGTATAAGTGAAAATGATGATATGTCTGTCTATTATCAGGGATGTTTGTGGGGAGGTAAAGTTCCTGAAATTTTTGAAATGATTGAAGAACTTGGAGATAGAGTAAATAAAGATCTTGATAATAATGTGATCGCAATTTGGCATGATGAAAGTCATATCAACAAGTTTCTTATTGAAAATAAGTTTAGAGTCCATACATTAGGCCCTGAATATGCATATCCAGAAGTTTTCGAAACTTATTGCACATTTAAACCAAAAATAGTTCACCTTTCAAAAAATAATTCGAGATATCACATATGATTCCTTTATTATCAGTTACAACAACAAATCAATTAGAAGCATTTGATAACTTTGTAAAATCAATTAATTATCCAGTTAAAACCGTTTCCGTGCTTTGTAATTCCTATTCATTTGAGTATTTTCTCCAAATTAAAGAATATTGTCAAAGTGATTTTGTTGATGAGTTCATGTTATCCTACTGTCCATACAATATGGGTTGTTCCAGCAGTTGGAATTATCATATGAAGATGAATCCAGAATCTCCGTATTGGATTTTTGCTGGCGATGATATTACCTTTTCCGAAGATGATTTGGAAAATATAAATGAGGCATCTAAGGTGTGTGACGTGGTATTTTCGTCAATGCCCGCAAAATATTCGTTTTTTTCCTTAAGTAAAAAATGCGTAAATACTGTGGGATTTTTTGACGAAAATATTCACCCAGTAAATTTTGAAGATGATGATTATGATAGAAGAATTGGAGTACATAACTTTAAAGTTGGAATCTTTGAATTTAGTGGTTGGCATTTTGGATCGGGCACAACACACAACTTATCCCAAAGTGATAGGGATAAGTTTAAAATTTATTATCAAATGAATGAAAGATATTTTCAAAATAAAATTTCTAAAGGAGATTATACTCAGGGAATTTTTGATTTTGAAGAAAGGAGTAAAAAATTAATCAGGATTAAATCATGAAACAAATACTACACATTTCTCATCACATTGGATGTTTTAGAGATCAAGAATATATTTTAAATAAACTTGGATTTGAAGTTACTAATCACAAATTTTACGACAACGTATTTCAAATCACCGAAGAAGTTGCCAATGATTTTTGGAAAAATCATAAAGACCAGTTGAATGATTTTGATTATATTTTGACATCAGATACTGCCCCCCTATCAAGAATTTTTCTTGAGAATCAGGAAGAATTTAACGGAAAACTTGTGATTTGGGTGTGTAATAGATTTGATTATCGGATGGAATCTGAAACAAAATTTTATGAATTGTTTAGTAAAGCGGAACAGAATTCTAATATTAAAATAGTACCTTACAGTCATTTTGAAAAGGTATGGTGTACACAAAAAGGAACAAACCTAATGAGTCACCAACACATCAAACCGTGCGGAATTAATTTAAATAAAAATGAGGGTAATATACCAGAGGCCGCATACTTCAAAGAAATGTATGGCGAAGATTGTCAATTACCTGATGCCGATGTAATTGTTCCGATTTATCATAATGATAACAACTTTTTTGGAATGAGTGATTTTCTAAAACAAAAGGGAATAGGAGTTTATAATGGTGCATTTAGGACAATAGACCAATTAAAAAAATATAAAGCATTTGTTCATCTTCCGGATGCGTTCTCAAAATTTCTTTGTTTTGAATTGATACACTCACATATCCCGGCAATTCTGCCATCAAAAAATTTTCTCTACGAATTATCAAAAAAACCAAATTATTTTTTCAATATTTGGGGATCCGGTGGTGCAAATCTTTTGGAAAAAGAATGGATATCTTGGTGTGAATGGTATGACCCCGAACTTACTAAATGTAGATTTTACTACGATTCTTTTGATGAAATTCCGTTGATTATTAATTCTATTGATAAAGAATCAATGCATGATGAGTTTGAAAGGTGTTCTAAATATCTGGAGAACGATACTTTTTATAAATGGAAAGCTTTTTATGATAACTTTTGATAAAGATTTTTTTGAACAAGAATATACAAATGCCCTCAATACTCCATCTCACATAAATGAACATTTACCAATCCTTAGAGAATTGGCAAACAAATGCGATCATGTAACAGAAATGGGAGTTCATGAGGGAATTAGTACTAGAGCATTTTTATGCGAAGACGTAGTTCTTAGGTGCTATGACCTCATTCATTATCCACAAATAACGAATTTGATCAATATTGCCAAAGAATCTGGAAAGGATATTGAGTATGTTAAGGATGATGTTTTAAATATTTCCATAGAAGAAACAGATTTGCTTTTTATAGATACTTGGCATGTATATGAGCATTTAAAAGAGGAACTGAAACTTCATTCCTCCAAAGTGAAAAAATACTTAGTATTCCATGATACTCAGACGTTTGGTACAAGTGGGCACGATACAAGTATGACTTCTTACTATGGAGGAAAAGTTGGAACTTTAGGATTACTTCCTGCTATAATTGAATTTGTTATTGATCATCCAGAATGGAAATTTAAAATACATAAAACAAATAATAACGGATTAACGGTATTAGAGAAAACAAAATGAAAAAAACTCTAGCACAAATTCTTGAAGAAAATGATTGGAATGGACCACATGGAACAGATAAGAATACTGACCATGATTATATCAATGCATTCTATGATATTGAATTTAAAAAATACCGCGATAAAAAAATTAATATCTTAGAAATTGGAAGTTGTAGAGGAACTTCAATTCATTTGTGGCAAACTTATTTTCCCAAGGCAGAGATAATTGGTATTGATGTTTGGGATCAACTTTTAGAAAAACATTTGGGACTTGAAAGAGTTACTTATCTTGAAGGTGATGCTTATGATGTTGAAAATGCAAAAACACTTCCCGATTTTGACATCATTATAGATGATGGATCTCACCATCCTTATCATCAAATTTCGTGTATTGAAATCTATCTTCCCAAATTAAAAGAAGGTGGAGTTCTTATAATAGAAGACGTAGCACAATTTGAAACTTTTGAAGAATTAAAAAAAGCAGTTCCTGAAGAGTATAAATTAAATGTAGAATGCTTAGATCTTCGTGAAAATAAAGGTAGATCTGATGATATGATGTTTATTATTAGGAAATGATTATGAAAATTTTTGTAACTGGATGTGCTGGATTACTAGGCGCAAATTATACTCGTCATTTGATTGATGCTGGACATGAAGTAGTAGGTATTGACGATCTTTCTGGTGGGTACAAAGCATTTGTGCCTAAGGGAGAAAATTTTTCTTTTGTCAAATTAAATTTAGAACGAAGAAAAAAACTTGCAGATCTCTTTGAAGAGCATAAACCGGAAGTATTATTTCATTTTGCTGCGTATGCTGCGGAGGGACTTTCTCCATTCATTCGCAATTTTAATTACAGAAATAATCTTGTTTGCTCCGCAAATTTGATCAATGAATGTATTACGCATAATACTAAAATAATTTTTACCTCTAGTATGGCTGTTTATGGCGATCAGGAACCTCCATTTACTGAAAATATAAGACCTCAACCAATTGATCCATATGGAATGGCAAAATATGCAGTAGAAGTTGATCTTGAGATGGCAAGGCAACAATTTGGACTTAGATATAGTATTATTAGACCACACAACGTTTTGGGCATATACCAAAATATTTGGGATAGATATCGTAATGTAATTGGTATCTTTATTCGAAAAACTATCAACGGACAACCAATACTAGTATATGGTGACGGAGAGCAAACCCGTGCTTTCTCGGACATCAAGTATTATATGCAACCGTTTGATAAACTACTTACCAATTATGATGGTGAGATTTTTAATATTGGTGCAGACAATTACTTTACCTTAAACCAAGTTGCACAAACTGTCCAAAAAATCGGTAGGAAATATGGATATGATGTTCCAATTGAGCATGGAGAACCCAGACATGAGGTGAAACATGCTTATTGTGATCACACAAAAGCAAAAACTATGCTAGAATTTGTAGATAAAACTAATCTTGAAGATTTAATTGAAGATATTTTTGTTTGGGCAATAAATCAACCAAATCGAAAAGTTAAGACGATGGATTATGAAGTGACCAAGGACCTGTATGATTATTGGAAAGTATGACAAAAGAATTCTCAGTTTATCACCAGTGTTTTAATAATATTAAAGCAACTGAATTTGCCGTTGAAAATTTTAGGAAAAATAATCCAGATGTTTCGTATTATCTGCTTTCTGATGGTGGATTAGATTTTTCTGAAATTGCACAAAAATATAATTGCCATTTTGTAATGTCGCCAGAGAATATTGGCACCAATTATCTGGAGAAAGATAAGGCAAAGATCTATTTGAATAGGTTGCGGAATTGTTTTGAATATTCTGGAACCGAATATCTATTGACTATGGAAGACGATGTTCTTTGTAGAAAACAACTGTTTATAGAAGGTGACTTTAATATTGCAATGTCATATGTTCCTGGAAATAAACTCCGACCACATATTTTTGAGAAATCTGTCAAAAAATATAATATCAATCCTAATGTTGATTGGTATGGTGCTGCAGGAGGAACATTTTTAAATCGCAATATTTTTTTTGATGAAGAAAAAGTGAAATTAGTAGATCAATTTATGGAAGAGGATTTTGAACCAACTCTTGGATCAATAGACCAATTTATTGTCATGCTTTATCTTATTTGTGGACTTGATTGTTCTGTAAGCAACGCCATTCAGCATACTCATATGTGCCCAAATTGGAGAGAAACTGACATTCCATTGATCCATAACTTCAAGGAAATATATTAATTCATGACAAAATTAAAAGCACTTTTTATTGGAAATTGTCAAAATGGTGGATTGCGAAACTTCTTATCATTTAGTCAACAATTTCATAACATGTTTGATACTAAATGGTATGCGAATTGGCAATTGATAGAAAGTCAATCTTCCATACCAATGAAAGATGTTCAAGAAGCAGATTTATTTGTATATCAACCTTTAAGACCTGAGCATGGATGCTACTCTACTGATCCAACAGTAGAGGGTTCAATTGGATATTATGTTAAAGATGAGTGTATAAAAATAACACATCCATATGTATTTTCCTCTGCATTTTGGCCAATAGTTCAAGCTGGAAAGAATCAAAATAGGTGGTTTGGAAATGAACCGATTGATAAGTTGATTAATGGTGGGTTTAGTAAGAGTGAAGTTCTTGATTTGTTTTTTAATAATAAAATAGATTGGGAATATAAAAAAAGATTTAAACAAAGTATTGGAATTTTAAAAGGCAAGGAAAGCATAACTGATATAAAAATATCGGATTTCATTGAAGAAAATTTTAAAAATCAACTTTTATTCTTGATACCGCAACATCCAACTAGTATAATTTTTTTAAATCTAGCTAATCAAGTTCTGGAAAGATTGAATATGAAAAAATTAGACGAAAGTATAATTAAAACCATAAATGATCTTGAGATAGAAGATTCGATATATGATTCAAAATCAAAAATGTTTCCTTTACACGAATCAGTAATAAATGATTTTGAATTGAATTTTGGAAAAGAGTATTTGCAAGATTCTAAAAATTTCTATGAACAAAGATTACTGACCTACCTGCAAAATTTTTAAACAAATGAAAATAATTATTTGGGGATATCCTCTTCATTCGCATACTCATTCATATATACATGCTGCCTTCTATAAAGCATTCATTCATCTTGGATATGAAACGTATTGGTTTCACGATGGCGAATATCCAGAAAATTTTGATTGGAATGATTGTGTATTTTGGACTGAGGGATTTGCTGATAAGAATATCCCACTGAATAAGACAAGTACTTATTTTGTCCATGTTTGCCCAGATCCTGCAAGGTATATTAATGCGGGAGTGAAGAAATTCGTTGATGTTAGATATAACCATCTGTGGCATAAAGATCATGTTTATGATTATGTCCTAGACAAGTCAAAAGTCAAAAAAGTTGGACCTTGCTGCTATTTGCAACCAAAGAAAAACCGTAGAGTTCAGGTATTGAATGATTACAATCAATATTGGATTGAAGATTATGATAAGTTTTATGTAACCTGGGCAACTAACATTCTTCCTGAAGAATTTAATTTTGAAGATATCAATCACCCGAGAGAGAATAAAATATATTTTAGTGGAAATATTTCTGCACACGGCAGGTGCGAAAACTATAGTACATTTAAACCTTTCATTGACGAATGTGGTAAAAATGGTGTAGAATTTATTCATAACGATCCGTTTACAAATCCGCTTAGTGAAGAGGAAGTTATTCTTCGGACAAAGAAATCCATTCTTGGGGTGGATATTCGTGGCCCAGAGCACATTCGTAATGGGTACGTTCCTTGTAGAGTATTCAAATCAATTAGTTGGGGACATCTTGGAACCACTAATTCTGAGGAAGTATATAAAGAACTTGAGGGTCATTGTAATTATGAACCAGATACTTCACGGATGTTTTATGATGCTATGGAGCATCGTTTGAATCATACTTACATAAAACAATGTATGATGTATGTAAAAGAAAATCACACTTATGTAAATCGGATTAAGTCTATTATGAGTATTATATGAAAGATGTAACGATTGTCTCTTCTCTCTTTAATATTAAAAGAGAAGGAATGGATGGAAGAACTTGGGAAGAATATTTAAAGTGGTTTGATATCACTCTAAAATTAAAATGTCCGATGATTCTTTTTATAACCGAGGATGTGAGGGAATTTGTTGAACAAAGGAGGTTGCATATTCCAACAGAAATAATTGTTCAATCTATTGAAGAGATACCGTATTACTATCTTAAAGATCAATTAGACAGTATTATTGTGTCAGAAGAGTACACGAATAAAATTTTGGATCCAGAAAGAATCGAATGCAAGCATTCAATGTACTCTATTATCCAATACTCTAAATTTAAATGGTTAGAGAATGCAATTGAAGAGAATCCATTTAATAGTAAATTTTTCTTTTGGATGGATGCGGGTGCCTCTAGATTTTTTGATGGATATAATTTGTCTGAAAACTATCCGAGTACAAATGCAATAGAAGCATTAAACGAAATGGGAGATAAGTTCCTACTTCAAATGAATATGGAATATTATCAAGATCTAGTACAAGCATCCACTTTATCGGAAGAATATCTTCTTGATAATAGATCTTATGTTCTTGGGTCAATGTTTGGGGGTACATCATTCCGGTTGTTGAAAGTTGTGAAAGATGTTGAAGATATTTTATTAAATAAAATGATTGCCAATGGATTCATTAATAATGAACAAATTGCACTTGGATACTTGGTAAAACAAAATCTTGATGATTTTGAGATATTTGAACGTTATGATGGAAAACATATGTCTTTATTTACGGAGTTGGGTAAAAGATGAAAATTAGTTTAATTGGACCAGGAATCATGCCAATTCCCCCAACTGGTTGGGGAGCAGTTGAAATTCTTGTATGGGACACTAAAAATGCCATAGAAAAGTTGGGGCATGAAGTACAAATAGTAAATACCAAAGATCCTGTTCAAATCATTTCCGAAATTAATTCTTTTAGACCTGATTTTGTACACATTCATTATGATGAATTTATTGGAGTCTATCCATATATCCAATACCCAAAGGCAATTACTAGTCATTTTGGGTATCTTGAGAGACCTGAAATGTTTGGTGGATATGCAAATATCGCCAATGCTTTTGCGCAAATTAAACCAAATGTATTTTGTCTATCTGAAGGAATTAAAAATGTATATAAAGTTTTGATGAATATTCCTGAGGACAATTTATTTGTAACTCCCAATGGCGTCAATATTGATGCATTTAATTATACTAGTACTCCGAAATTTGCTGATCGTTCAATTTACCTTGCAAAGATAGACTATAGGAAACGCCAGCATATGTTTCAGGGTATTAGCAGTCTCTGGTTTGCTGGTAATAATGCGGATAATAGATTTGACCCCTCAAAAAATTATTTGGGAGAATGGGACAAAGAAACATTACATAGAGAGTTGACCGAATATGGAAATCTTGTTCTTTTAAGTGATGGTGAAGCACACCCATTGGTTTGTATGGAAGCATTTTCTGCGGGATTGGGTGTGGTAATTAGTCAGTGGGCAGCAGCAAATCTTGATGCAAACAAGAATTTCATTACAGTTATACCAGAAAATAAAGTAATGGACGTAGATTTTGTTGAGGAATGCATTCAAAATAATAGAAAATATTCCGTTAACCATAGAGATGAAATATTAGACTATGCAAAACAATTTGAATGGTGTAGAATGTTAGAAAATTATTACATCCCAAATATTCATAAAATTATCAATGGACAAAAATAAATCAACATACAAACTTAAAAATTTTGGTCCAATATATTATCTGAATCTAGATGGGCAACCAGAAAGAAAGGAATATATGGAATCTCAGTTTAAATATTGGGAGATTGAAAATTATACTCGTATTTCTGCTTATGATGGCCGTGATGATGACTTGAGTGATATTATAAAGGGAAAGTATCCAGATATGATGAGTTCTGGAGAAATAGGATGCGTCACCTCACATTTAAGGGCAATTAATCATTGGTATGAAACCTCCGATAGTCCGTATGCAATCATAATGGAAGATGATTGTAATATTGATCTTGCTAGATATTGGAATTTTACCTGGCAAGATTTTATTGCACGGGCACCTTATGCTTGGGATGTAATTCAACTTGCAATTATTTGTACGGGAGATATTCACGTTCCAATTCATACTAGATTTGTAAATGATTTTTCAACTGCTTGTTATGTGATTACACGGCATCATGCAGAGAAGTTGATTAGAAATCATATTCGCGGAGATAAGTATAAGTTGGATAATGGAGTTAAACCACGCCCAGTTGCTGATGATTTAATTTATAACTCAGGAGTGACGTATGCCACTCCATTATTGCTTTATAAGATGGAATTGGGATCTTCTATTCACCCTGAGCACATTGATATTTTCCATAAGAATAGTCACGATGCATTGCTCAATTTCTGGTCTCAGAGAGGAGCAGAGTTGACAATTGAGCAGATTACAAACTATGATCCTTATCTGGGTAGGATATCCGAACCAACTACCCAACAGACTTGACAGAAATCAAGTAATCAACTATACTAAATAAGTTCTTGAAGTCCTGTAGGATTTCTTAACAATTGTCGTTTAGATCTAAAACAAACAAAACTATGATGATTCGTTCTTTTATTGCTGCCTCCGCAGTTGTTGCTACTATTGCTGCTCCTGCTATGGCACAAGTTACCAGTGTTTCACAACTGCGTGATGTTCAACCTACTGAGTGGTCTTATCAGGCTATCTCTAATCTAGTTTCACGCTATGGTTGTGTTGCTGGTTATCCTGATGGCACATTCCGTTCTGGTCAACATGCTACCCGTGCCGAACTTGCTGCCCTGACCAATGCTTGCCTTGATAGCATTACTCAATTCTACACTGAGGCAGATGCTCGCACCGCTGCTGCCCTTCGTGCAGAATTCTCCCGTGAGATTGCTGCTACTAATACTCGCGTAAGTGCTCTTGAACTTGCTGCTGCTCAGAAAGCACAAGGCGTTGGTAACTATCTGGGTGCTGGTGTTCTCCTAAATCAGCAAGGTGTTGAGGGTAATGGTTATGATGCTGAGCGTACCGTTGCTGGTGGTACTGTACAAGGTCGTTATGCTGTAAAGACTTTCAGCAATCAGAACGCTGTTTCACTTCGTCCTTATATCAACGCTGTTGGTACTCCTGCTGGTGAAATCGGTGCTGGTGGTGGTGCTCTGCTTTCTTACGATTGGAGTATTGCCCGTGCTGCTTCTGGCGTAAGCAAGGCAAACCTCTACACTGGTGTTGGTTATCAGATTCCTTTCGTAAACAACACTGATGCTAACTTCCAATCCGCTGTGGGTGATCGTGGTCAAGTTGTATTCGCACTTGGCGTTGAAGGTCGTCTGACCAACTCTCTGGTTGGTTTTGCTGATCTGAAGTTCCCTACCACTAATGCTGCTAACAGTTATGGTGCTACTGACGGAACCTATTCCCCAGTGCTCACCACTGGTCTTGGTTTTAAGTTCTGATAAATCACTCCTAAGTTGAGTGGAAGCACCCCTTTCTGGGGTGCTTTTTTATAAATTTATCTTGCAATAGTCTAAAATGAAACCCAAAATTGAAATTAGAGACCATAGAGGCCCAATCACAGATGACCCTCTTTTAGAAAAACTTATTCCTTGTCATCGTTGCGAAACAGTTGACAATCCTATTATTAAACCAAGATATAGGATTTCTAATAGAATGAAAAAGGATGATAATGGAAGATATCAACCGCACGATTATGTTCTTCAGCATATGTGCTCTGACGCAAAATCAACATCAATTGATGAGTTTACTCGCGAAGAACTAGTGAATAAATGGAATAATCTTAATGTGTGATAATCTTAAAAACAACAAAAAATTTATGAAACTCAAAAACTTTATTGCTATCGGTCTGCTTGCTGCTCCTACTGCTGCACTTGCAGGCACTACCTTGAATGGCGCTGGTGCTACCTTTCCAGCACCTCTGTATCAGCGATGGTTCCAAGACTATGCTGCCACATCTGGTAATCGCGTGAATTATCAGTCTGTTGGTTCTGGTGCTGGTGTTCGCCAATTCATTGCGGGCACAGTTGACTTCGCAGCAAGTGATGAACCAATCAAGGCATCCGAAGCATCCAAAGTAAAACGTGGTGTTGTTCAGTTCCCTGCTGTGGGTGGAACAATTGCGATTGCTTATAACAAACCTGGATGTTCTCTCAAACTCACTCAGAAGCAAACTGTGGATATTTTCCAAGGTGAGATTAAAGACTGGAAGCAACTTCCTAATTGTGGTAATGGCCCTATTCGCGTCGTACACCGTTCTGATGGTTCTGGTACTACCTTTGCCTTTACTAACTCTCTGAATGCCTTTGATTCCTCTTGGAAGCAGGTTGCGAAGGCAATTAATTGGCCCGTTGGTGTTGGTGCCAAAGGTAATGAAGGTGTTGCTGGAAATATTCGCAATACTCCCGGTTCTATTGGTTATGTGAACACTGGATTTGTAAAGGCAAACAAACTCCAGGCTGCTGCTATTCAAAACAAGGCAGGAAAGTTTGTTCTTCCTTCTGCTAAGTCAGGTGCTTCTGCTCTGAATAGTATTGCTCTTGATTCAAATCTTGCTGGAGAAAATCCCAATCCTTCTGGTGCTGGTTCTTATCCAATTTCTACTTTGACTTGGATTCTTGCATATAAGAATGGTAATGGCGCCAAAACTAACCAACTTCAAAGTGCCTTTAACTATGTTCTAAGTGGAAAGGCACAAATGATTGCTGATGATCTTGGATATGTTCCTCTTTCTGGAAGCATCCTCAACAAATCCCGAATTGCCGTAAAACGGGTTGGTCAGTAAATCATAACAGGGAGGGGGCTTGACACCCCCTTCTTTTTCCTATATACTGTTGTAACACTTCTTAATAAAACTAAAATGACTGTAACAACGAATGATCGTGGGCAACAAAATATGTTTGCTAAAGAACCCGTGATGTACTACGAAAACTATGGTATGCTTACCCCTAATCAAATTAGGGAGCGTACTAATGGTCGTTGGGCAATGATGGGTTTTGTTGCTGGCATCATTTCTTATGCTATTACTGGCAATTTCTTCTTTGGCGTATTTTGATGACTGAAGTAATTTTCACCATTACCTCAATTGCATTTTTTGTACTTCTGGGGTATTCTGTAGAACAACTTTCCGAAACTTATTAAAAAATGACTTTTAACGTTACACTTCAAACTCCTGACGGCACCGAAACCACTATTCAGTGTGCCGATGACCAATATATTCTTGAGGCAGCAGAAGAAGCAGGTATTGATCTTCCTTATTCATGTAAGGCAGGCGCTTGTTCTTCCTGTGCTGGTAAGGTGATTTCCGGCGAAATTGACAATGAGGAACAATCATTCCTTGATGATGATCAAATGGCAGAAGGTTGGGCACTTCTTTGTGTTGCCTATCCTAAGTCCGATTGTGTAATTCTCACTGAGCAGGAGGAGAATCTATGAAAGCACTTCTAGCATTTCTTGCTGTATTCTTTCTTGCTCTTCCAGCATGGGCAGTAGATGTTACAATGGGATCCAATGGCAATCTTGTCTTTGAACCCGCCGAAATCTCAATCTCTGCTGGTGATACTGTTCATTTTGTGAATGGTATGCTTCCTCCTCATAATGTAATTGTTGAGGATCATCCAGAACTTTCTCACGATGCACTTCTTTTTATGCCCGGTGAGAGTTTTGATGTCACTTTTACCGAAGCAGGAGATTATACTTATTGGTGTGCTCCCCATAAAAGTGCTGGTATGATTGGACATGCTCATGTGGAGTGATATGATCTTTCTTTGTGCTGCTCATCATCAACCACAAACCGTCATCAATCACGATATTATTCATATGTTTGTATGTTGTCTTGCTATCGCTGGAGGAGTTGCGGCAATCGTATATGCCGTAAATCAATCTAGAAAAAATAAGGATCACAATTCATGAGTGCTGATATGTTAGGGCAATTTGCAATTGCTCTTGAAAAACTTGGATGGGATGCCAATGATGAACTAGAAGTAAACATTGGTGGAGTGGCAGTCACAGGAACTGCTACTAATCCCGACGCTAATCCAAAATGGGCAAAACCATTTGGAACTGTGACTTATCAAAATGATGCGTTTATCGTCATCAAAAATAAAAACAGAAATCCAGTAGTTTCGTCTAACCCAAATCCTGATCTTAAACAACAACACCCCTATCAAGGAGAAAACAAATGAACAAAATTTTTACTGAAAATGCTGAACTCTGGAACGGTCGCTTTGCAATGATTGGATTCATTGCTGCTGCTGGTTCCTATCTGATTACTGGTCAAGTAATTCCTGGCGTATTTTGATGGAGGTTACTATGCGTAAAGAGGGATACGAAGTTCCACAGGTAGAATTTATTTTTCGTGAGTCTGGTGAGTTTGTAACTCGCAAATCTTCAGAACTATTTGATAACAAACGTGTAGTGATTTTCTCACTTCCTGGTGCATTCACTCCTACTTGTAGTGCTTATCAACTACCCGGATTTGAGGAAAACTATGGAGCATTTAGGGACTTGGGCATTGATGCTATTTACTGCATTTCTGTTAATGACGCTTTTACGATGAATGCTTGGTCACAAGATCAGGACATTCGAAATGTAAAACTGATTCCTGATGGCAACGCTTACTTCACTCGCTCTATGGGTCAACTCGTTGCCAAGACCAATCTTGGTTTTGGTCAGCGTTCTTGGCGATATGCTGCTGTGGTAACTGATGGAATTATTGAAAGACTTTTTGAGGAACCAGGAAAATGCGATAATGCAGATTCTGATCCTTATGAAGTTACAACTCCAGAAAATGTCTTGAATTATATTCGGACTTCTGTGTTAGAACTAGAAATTGTTTGAATGTGAGGAGGGTTAATACCCTCCTTTTTTAATAAATAGATTTACTGAATGAATAGGGACAATGAAAGTAGATCTGCATAATTTCTTTAAGCATTATGATGAAAACAACCCAAATCATATTGCTTCAGTAGAAAAACTGGAAGAAGCACTTGCAAATAAGCAACCTGAATTACTTGAAGACATTGCAGACTGGGTTATCACCTATAGAAAGAAACCTTCTGTTCCTGGAATTCTAAACGTTCCTTTCTACCCACAAACAGATAATTATAGGGATGCTCAACGAACCTGTAATTCATCTGCTTGTGCTATGTGTCTAGAGTATTTTAAACCAGGCACTTTAAAAGGGGTAAAAGGAGATGATACCTACATTCAAAAGGTATTCTCAGTTGGTGATACAACAGATCATTCGGTTCAAACCAGTGTTCTCAATTCTTATGGGATTAAGTCTGGGTTTAAGTATAATCTTGGGTTTTCTGATCTTGATCGTGAGCTTGCTGCTGGGAGACCCGTTGTTATCGGTATCTTGCATCGCGGTACTTTATCTGCTCCTACTGGTGGTCATATGCTCGTAGTGATTGGAAAGAAAGGTGATGATTATGTTGTTAATGACCCTTATGGATCTTTGAATGATGATTACACTGGCCCAGTGACAAATGGCAAAGGTGCTGTGTATAAGAGATCTGATCTTGAGTATCGTTGGTTGGAACGCGCAAAAGATAAGACCGGTTGGGGCAGAATCTTTGATGCAAAAAAGTAGAAAGTTCTATTCCGCAAGTAGGAATAGAACTCATCAAAAAATATGAACAATGTAAACTTGCAGTATATCCAGATCCCAAAACTAAGGGAAAACCATACACTGTTGGTTGGGGAAGTACTCGTAAGAAAGATGGAAGTCCCTTTAAATTGGGAGAAAGGATTACACGACAAGAAGCAGATGAGTTATTTGATTGGCAGATTCAAAATGAATTCCTTCCGTCACTTTCAAAAATTCCATATTGGGAGGAAATGAATGACAATCAAAGAGGGGCTTTACTTTGCTTTGCTTACAATCTTGGTGCAGATTTCTATGGTAGTCCTTACTTTACGACACTTACAAGGGTCTTGAAAAATAAAGAGTGGAATAAGGTTCCTGATACACTTTGTCTTTATAGAGATCCCGGAACAGATGTAGAAGAGGGATTGCTAAGAAGAAGAAAGGAAGAAGGTGCTTTATGGGCCAAAAAATAACTTTCTTCCCTTTTTGCAGGGTCTTCTAATAAAACGAATAACCTCTGGTGGTTGCCTTTTTGGTTGAGGTCTTCTTTTGTCTAGCATAAGACCATCATTCGTCGTCAGTCTTAGTGTGATTATGATTAGAAGAATTACTTTCTTCATTTGCTAGGATTATGATTTTGTATAGAACAATTGCTACTCCTATGAGTCCAATTCCTAAAAGTATATTTACTGACCAAACTACTTCATTCATTATTTTCTTTCCTATGAATCCATTCTTTTAGTTCTTTTACATAGTTTCTTAGATATTGTGCTTTTTCTAAGTGCCAACTATTTTTGGTTTTGAAATATTCTTGATTGTGATTATCAATTGCCTTCAGTATTCTATGTATTATAGAATTCCAATTTTCCCTTTGCGGAGTGTTAAATTCTCTTGGCATTTTGTTAGTTATTTTCTAAATACTTATAGTCCGATGCTTTATATATTAAGAAAAATGGAGAAACGGAAGGATCATGATAGGAGACAATGCGAAAGAAGAACATATGATAGAAGATGTGAACATAAAACTCCAGAATATAGAGAATTGGAATATGAACTACGATGCAAAAATGAAGAAATTCAGAAACTTAAAGATGAAATTCACAGTATGAATGATGATCTTTTTGGGCAGTAATTTCCAATCACATATACTTAACAGCAAATCCTTCCTGTAACATTCTTTCATTTATAGAAAAACAATCGTCTTTGGTATATAATTCTCCAAGCATTCTTCCATACTTATCTTCTTTAGTTGTCTTAATTGTAATTTCTTTATCTTTAAGTTCTCTTTCCAACCATTCCTTTGCCTTTAGACCTTTATCTTTTTCTTGAAGATCTAAGGTTCTTGTTTCTGGAGCATCAATTCCCTTAAGACGGATTCTTTGTTGAACGTAAATATAAAATCCGGCATCAATTACCACATCAATCGTATCTCCATCCACGATTCTCACGATTTCTTTTACTTTGTAAGTATACATTGGAGTTTTTGATTATTTAGGTTAAACTAAATATTATATGCAATCACTATTTTAGTTATGTCAAACGATAGAAATAGAGAAAGAAAAATCATTGATATCGGGTCTCATCCATTGAAAGTAGAGTTTGTTGTGGATAACGAAATATATTTTACGGGAAAGATATCGGATATTAGTTCAATGGGATTGGGAGTTATAGTAGCATCTAATGATCGCATTGAAGTTGAATCTGGCCAGAAAGGAGTTTTACATATATGGAAAGTTACTAATAAATTTGTGGATATTCCCGTAACATGTAAGTGGATGAACAAAAATTATGGGGTAAAGTTTTATGGATTTGAAACTGAGGTAAATCTATACGACACAGAACTCAGGCAGTATTTGGAATAAATACTCTTAAGAAATATTGGTAGATTATACGTGGCATTAGATAGACCTTCAGACATAGAAGATACCTTAGATCTTTCTGATTTTTTTTCTTTAGTAAATACTGAGAAAAAAAGACAAAAGGAGGAGTTCTCTTCTATTGTCGGTGATTTGGGTTTAGATTCTATTTTTGAAGAAGTAAAGACATTAAAAAAGAAAAATAAAATAAAGAAAAAAAAGGACAAAAAAACTTTAGAAACTTTTGAGAATTGGTTGTATTCAGATAATACAAAAAAGCAACCAATACAAGAGGTGCAAGAAATTGTGGAGGAAGTTATTGAAGAAGTTCAAGAAATTGTAGATAATATAGTAGAAGAATCTTCGGAAAAACCTAAAGAAAATTCAACTCTTATAGAAAAATCTTTAGGTCTTCTTGCAGAACCATCGGACGCTAAAATTCAACAAGACTCACTAACTCCACTGAATCAAAAGTTTGCGACACTTGAGGATCTTCAGAAACATTATAATCTTTTCCTTTCGAGAATTCAGCAACAACTTTCTACGTTAGGTGGAGGTGGTGAGACAAATCTGGCATATATGGATATGCCTCTTACATATGTCACTACTTCATCTTATACAGTAACTCCACAAGATTATTATATTGGTGTTAATTATGCAGGAGCAGTTACAATCACTCTTCCAACACCAAGGAAGGATGGAAAGACCTACATAGTAAAAGATGAACTTGGAGAAGCGTCCAAGGGAGTAAATAGGTATATCACGATCCTCCCATCTGGTTCTGATACTATTGATGGTAGAGACAGGGCATTTATTGCTTATGATTATGGGTCACTTACTTTTGTTTATAGAAACGGTTGGAGAGTAGTCTAATGTCACACTTATATAATCCATGGAAACCAGAAGATGATGCTTTTGGTAGATTAAGAACATCAAATCCATATACTCTTGGAGATTATAAGCATCTTTATTCCATTGACCCGGATTTTGTAGATGTGAAAGTTGGTACGGGAGCAACTATAACTTTTGATGTAAATCAAGCTGCAGCAATTTTAAGTTCTGGTATCAGTACTAATGGATATACTATTCACCAGACAAAAAGATATCATCATTACATGCCCGGTAAATCTCAATTGATTTTCTCTACATTTAATTTTGGTGCAGCACAACAAAATGTATATAAGAGAACTGGATACTTTGATGATAGAGATGGTATTTTCTTTGAACAAGCACCAGATGGAACTTTGAGTTTTGTAATTAGATCTTATGTAACCGGTATTGCTTCAGATAGAAGAGTTACTCAATCCGAATGGAATAGAGATAGGTTGAATGGACAAGACCCTTCTGGATTTACATTAGATATTACTAAAACTCAATTGTTCTTTACTGACTTTGAATGGTTGGGTGTTGGTAGAGTTCGTTGTGGATTTGCACTTGATGGTAAGAATGTTGTCTGTCACGAATTTTATAATGCAAATCATATTCCAACAGTTTATATGTCCAATCCAAATCTTCCAGTAAGATGTGAGGTTAGAAATACTGGAACGCAAGTAGGTGCTGGTGGTTCCTTTATTCAAATTTGTTCTACTGTAATGAGTGAAGGTGGATATGTAGAGGCAGGTAGAGAATTTTCGCATACAACAAATCTTAGAACTGTTGGTGTGGGTACTACAGTTCCTATTATTGCAATTAGACTCAAGAATTCATATAAAGGATATCCAAATAGAGCAACAGTAAAACTTGAAGATGTTTCTGTGTTTAGTAATGGATCAAATGTAAAATATGAAGTTGTAAAATTTAGAAGTTCTGTTGGAATTAATACAACAGGAACTTGGGAATCTGAGAATACAGAATCAGTTGTTGAATTTAATCAATCTGCAACTGGAATTAGTACTGCGTATTTTGAAGACTTTATGGGTGGTTATGCTGCAGGAGAAAGTCAAAACTCACAAAAACCAACGGCAACAACTGCAGATGCTCAATCTGGACCAACATCTAAGAAAAATTATATAACACAAAATTTTGATTCAACGGACTCAGAACTCTTTTCAGTCCGAGTAAGTAATATAGGTGATGCTAGTACCAATGTAGGTGTCTCTATAAGGTGGAGAGAAATTTATTGAGGGGATGGGGGGACACCTTTGAAACTGGACCCTCACCAGGCCCCTTGACGGACGGGTGAAGTTCTGTTACAATAAATACATACACGGGTTAAGGAATGTAACGATTTCTAATCCGTGTCTTCTCCAACCGGGATCAAGAGAAGTAAAGCATCCCTCATATCCACATCGGAGGGTGATGTGGAGATATTTCGTACCATTCAGTACCCCCTGAATTACTACTTACCCTTTTAACAAATGACTGCTACAATTGCTTCACGCCGTTCTGGCGAAAACCTCTGGGAATCTTTCTGCCAGTGGATTACTTCAACCGATAACCGTCTTTATGTTGGTTGGTTCGGTGTTCTAATGATTCCGACGTTGCTTGCTGCGACTACTTGCTTCATTATCGCATTCATCGGTGCTCCTCCTGTGGACATTGATGGCATTCGTGAACCAGTCGCTGGTTCTCTGATGTACGGAAACAACATCATCTCTGGTGCCGTTGTTCCTTCCTCTAATGCTATCGGACTTCACTTCTATCCTATCTGGGAAGCAGCGAGTCTTGATGAATGGCTTTACAACGGTGGGCCTTTCCAACTTGTTGTATTTCACTTCCTGATTGGCATTTATGCTTACATGGGACGTGAATGGGAACTCTCTTACCGTCTAGGTATGCGTCCTTGGATCTGCGTTGCTTACAGTGCTCCTGTTGCTGCTGCTTCTGCTGTATTCCTGGTCTATCCTTTCGGTCAAGGTTCTTTCTCTGATGCAATGCCTCTTGGTATTAGTGGAACTTTCAACTACATGCTTGTTTTCCAAGCAGAACACAATATTCTGATGCACCCCTTCCACATGCTTGGAGTTGCTGGTGTGTTCGGTGGTTCTCTGTTCTCTGCGATGCACGGTTCGCTTGTAACCTCTTCGCTGGTTCGTGAAACTACTGAGAACGAGTCACAGAACTATGGTTATAAGTTCGGTCAAGAAGAAGAGACCTACAACATTGTTGCTGCTCATGGTTACTTTGGTCGTCTTATCTTCCAATATGCTTCGTTCAACAACTCACGTTCACTTCACTTCTTCCTTGCTGCCTGGCCCGTTGTAGGCATCTGGTTCACTGCTCTTGGTGTTTCCACGATGGCATTCAATTTGAATGGCTTCAACTTTAACCAGAGCATCACTGATAGTCAGAACCGTGTAGTAAATACTTGGGCTGATGTTCTAAACCGTGCTGGACTCGGATTAGAGGTGATGCATGAGAGAAACGCACACAACTTTCCTTTGGACCTTGCTGCTGTTGAGAACACACCTGTTGCCTTGACTGCTCCAACCATCGGTTGAGTTTCTTAAAACAGAATACTTCACGAAAGAGACCTTCGGGTCTCTTTTTTTATGCTATAATGCATAAATAGTTCCATACCAAACTTCCATACCATAATGAAAACTTGTAGCAGATGCGGGCAAACAAAAGAACTTGATGGGTTCTCTAAAAGAAGCAGCAGACCTTCTGGTGTTCAATCAAAGTGTAAGGACTGTGAACGGGAAGTTCGTAGGCAGTACTATAAGACCCACGAATATGCCAGACGTAGATTTAAACTTACTGAAGACCAATATAATGACCTGATGAAAAATGAGAAATGTCAAATATGTAATGTAGAACTAACAAAGAAATGTATAGACCACTGCCACTCTACAAATAAGGTTCGTGGTGTTCTCTGCAATAACTGCAACACGGCTCTTGGTCTTGTAGGAGATAATATAGATACCTTACAAAAAATGATTCAATATCTAAATGTCTCATAATACTCAACACGAACCTATGCCAAACTGGGTAATCTGGGCAGGCATAGGTATGCTAGTTTTCATAGTTCTCGTATTTGTCCTGTTCACCCTTGGGCAGATTTATTGAGAATAAGCAATAATACTCATTGACTCTTTTGTTAAGAAGTGTTAACATAAATACAACAAATCTTAATGGAGGGATTTTGTGATTGGCAATCTTGAACCTGAAGAAAATGTTCTTCAATGGTTTGAACAAACTTCGGATGAGCCTTATACTCGTCACGATTATAAAATAGTTTATACCAATAAAAAACCTGTAGTTTTTGATAACTATGAGGACTTTAGGAAATCCTGGTGGGAAACTCCTAATCAGTTTTTAAGTCACAGTGAAGTTTTAGATCACAAAGAAAAGAAAAATAAATCTGGAGGATTTAAATAACAATGGTTTCATCAACGCTCACACAACCTATTTCACGGAGAGGATGGTTTGATGTCTTGGATGACTGGCTTAAACGAGATCGCTTTGTCTTTGTGGGTTGGTCTGGATTACTTCTTTTTCCCACTGCTTATCTGGCCCTTGGTGGCTGGCTTACTGGCACAACGTTTGTTACTAGTTGGTACACCCACGGGTTGGCGTCTTCTTACCTTGAGGGCGCTAATTTCCTCACAGCAGCTGTGTCAACGCCTGCTGATGCTATGGGTCATTCTCTTCTTCTACTTTGGGGCCCTGAGTCTCAAGGGGATTTCGTCAGGTGGTGCCAACTTGGCGGACTCTGGCCTTTTGTGGCACTCCACGGGTCTTTCGCTCTAATTGGATTCATGCTTCGTCAGTTTGAGATTGCTCGTCTGGTAGGCATCCGTCCTTACAATGCAATCGCATTCTCTGGTCCTATTGCCGTATTCGTTTCTGTATTCCTGATGTATCCACTGGGTCAATCCAGTTGGTTCTTTGCTCCCTCCTTTGGAGTCGCAGCAATCTTCAGGTTCCTTCTGTTTCTTCAGGGTTTCCACAACTGGACCCTCAACCCCTTCCATATGATGGGAGTTGCTGGTATACTGGGTGGAGCACTGCTCTGTGCCATTCACGGAGCAACTGTAGAAAACACTCTATTTGAAGATGGTGAACAAGCAAACACATTCAAGGCATTTGAACCTACCCAGGAAGAAGAAACCTATTCAATGGTTACTGCAAATCGTTTCTGGTCACAGATCTTTGGTATCGCTTTTAGTAATAAGCGTTGGCTGCATTTCTTTATGCTTTTCGTCCCTGTTATGGGGCTTTGGACCTCTTCAATTGGTATTATTGGGCTTGCTCTTAATCTTCGTGCTTACGATTTCGTAAGTCAGGAGATTCGTGCCGCAGAAGATCCTGAGTTTGAAACGTTCTATACAAAGAACATTCTTCTGAATGAAGGACTTCGTGCTTGGATGGCACCAGTAGACCAACCACATGAACAATTTGTATTCCCTGAGGAAGTTCTTCCAAGAGGCAATGCACTGTGAACCCTCAGTATATTCTGTACTTGGTTCTCTTTGTATTTGCTCTAATCATTATTCTCAATGAGGATCATGATAATGATGATGATCAAGATGGGGGAATTTTACAACCCGTTTATTCGCAAGGACAAACTTAAAATAAATAAGGGAGTCCTCTGGACTCCTTTTTTATGCTACTAATACTCACATTCTTCATATTCTTCGGAATCTTCATGTTCGTAGTGTCTCTATTTCCTTGATTCAATATCTTCATCCCATAACAATCTGATGACAGTAAAAAAGAACTAGGTATAATTACTAAGGAGTTCTTTTTCTTTTATGAAGATCTTTTTAGATACAGCAGATGTTTCAATGATTACTCCAGCATATGACGCTGGACTACTAGATGGAGTTACTACAAATCCCACTTTGATTCTTAAAAGTGGCAGACAACTCCAAGAAGTTATTAGTGAAATTGCAACAATATTTCCAGAGTTAGAAAGCATTTCGGCAGAAGTCGTTGCTGATACTTCTGAAGAAATGCTTTCGCAGGCACAAAAGTATTACACAATTTCGCCAGCAGTTACGATTAAAGTTCCTTGTACTGTAGAAGGATTGAAGGCTTGTAAGCATCTTTCTTCACTTGGAATCAAAACAAATGTAACTCTTGTGTTCTCTGTAGCACAAGCAATTCTGGCATCAAAGGCAGGGGCAACTTATATCTCACCATTTGTTGGAAGATGGATGGATAATTCTGTAGACGGTATTGAACTCATCAAGAATATTCGTGAGGTGTTTGACCGTTCATATACTCCTACAGAAATTCTTGCTGCATCTATTCGTGACGTAAGGCAAGTAGAATTGTGTGCAAAGTATGGTGCAGATGTAGTCACAATTCCTCCAATTGTCTTCTGGTCAATGTATAAGAACATTATGACTGAGAAAGGTTTGGAGCAATTTGATAAGGATTGGAAAGAAGTTCTTAAAGAAAAGGAATGAAAAGAGAAGAACAGTGTTGGCACTTCGTAATGTCTTCATTTGCTAGAACATATGGAGTTGAAGTATCTACACGCGAACAAAAATTTCACGAAATTGCACTTCAATGGTGTGACGATCATAATTATACTTGCGATGTTCATCTGGACGATTTAGATAAAGTTGATTTGTATTTTAGAAACATTTACGAAAACTGGGAGAATTAAATGAAAGTAGGGATGATTGGTTTAGGACGAATGGGGGAAGGAATGTCTCGTCGTATGATGAAGGCAGGAATTGAAGTCTGGGGTTATAGGAGAAACCTAGATAAGGCAAATGAATCTTTTGAAAAGGGATATGTAAACGGAATTGCAACTTCCATACAAACTCTTGCTCAAGTAGTAAAACATACCCAGAGTGGAGTATCGGACAAATATGGTCCAGGAATTTTTATGATGGTTGTGCCAGCAGAAAATGTAGAGGAGACAATTAATGAGTTACTACGATATTGTGACGAAGGAGATATTATTATTGATCATGGCAATAGCAATTTTAAAGACAGTCGGAAGAGAGCAGAACGTCTGGCAAAACTTGGTATCCAATATATTGATTGTGGCACTAGCGGTGGTGTTTACGGCCTGGATCGTGGATACTGTCTTATGGTTGGCGGTGGAGATACTGCAGTCGCCACTTGTAAGAGCATTTTTAATGCCCTTGCCCCAGGAGTCGGTGCTGCCCCAAGGACTGAGTTTGACTCACCTGTAACTTCTGCAGAGCACGGTTGGTTGCATTGTGGTGGACCAGGCGCAGGACATTTCGTGAAGATGGTGCATAATGGCATTGAGTATGGTATGATGCAGGCATATGCAGAAGGATTCAACATTATCAAGAATGCTAACAATGGAGCACAATATGTTAGAGAAGGAGACGCAGAGGTTGCTCCAATGGCAGACCCAGAAAGTTATTGCTATGACATTGACGTTGCTGAAGTTGCTGAGTTATGGCGTCGTGGTAGTGTCGTTGGTAGTTGGTTACTTGATCTTACTGCTTCTGTGCTGCGAGGCAACCCAAATCTTACACAATTCTCTGGAGGCGTATCCGATAGTGGTGAGGGTCGTTGGACTGTCAATGCCGCTGTTGATCTGGGGATTCCTGCTCCTGTCATCACTACTGCCCTTTATGAAAGATTTAACTCAAGACTTTTGGGGTCATTCGGAGCAAAAATCTTGAACGGAATGCGTTATATGTTTGGTGGACATTTGACAAGATAAAATGTCTGTTGAAATTTGAAAATCAAAATTCTTGACCATTTTTCATAAATACTTTATGTTGAGTCAAGAGTATTATAATGATATGCCCCATTATAAAGAGGATTAAAAAAATTATGGCCGACTTTACTTCCCGCGTTAAAAGACTATTTGAACTTCTTACTGTAGGTAGAGAAGAACTTCTTGCAGAAAATGCAGACCTTAAAGGAAGACTTGCTGCTGCTTTGGCAAATGATGCTGCCGATGCAGAAACCGTTGCTGCTGCTGAAGCTGCTGCTGCAGAGGCAGTTGCTGCTGCTACTGCTGCTGTTGCCGAGACCGAAAGACTCAGAGGACTTGTAGAGGCAGACACCGCTGAGGATGCTGCTCTAGAGGAACTCCTGGGCGCCCTGGAAGCGTCTGTAGCACCCGCCGCAGAGGCACCAGCAGCACCCGTAGAGGTTGCTCCTGAGGCACCCGTAGAGGTTCCTGCAGAGGCACCTGTAGAGGTTGTGGAAGCACCAGCAGAAGAACCTGCTGCTGAGTGATTGACTTTATAAAACTTACCTAATATACTGGGGGTCTTCGGATCCCCCTTTTTTGTATGATAGATTCAACAACACCATACAAGGTTTCCGAAATCATTAGAGATACCTGGCCTAATCTTTATCATCCTCCAAAGGATTATAAACCTCCTTCAAATTATAGGATACTTAAAAATGAATCAAATTCAAAAACTTCAACAGATTGAATATACGGACCATTATTCTGTTTTTAATAGAAATGGAAATAAGATTTGTGATTCTGCCACACTTCAGGATGCTCTTTTGATGTGTTCTTTTGATTCCACAAGAACCTATAAGCAAGTTAAAATTCTTATGGATCAAGTAGTAAATGTTCCATCAACAAGAATGGAAGATGATAAGCAATTGAATGCTCAGAATATACTTCCAGATAGAGTTGCTGAACCATTTGTTGTTTAATCAATAATCTAAATAATTTAAATCGCATTTTTTACATGCCATTATATTCAACTCCAGAAGAATGTATGTTTAATCTTGAAACATTTTCTTCAAGTGAGGCGAAACGGAAATGGAAAAATTCAATTAAAGAACATTGGGGAGAATGTGCATATTGTGGATCTGAAAATGATTTAACTTTAGATCACATAACTCCCAGATCAAAAGGTGGAAGAGACCGACTTACAAACATGCTATGTGCATGTAGAGACTGCAATATATCAAAAGGACATCAATTATGGTCTGATTGGTATTTGAACCAAAGTTTCTTTACAACCGAAAGGTTGAGTGCTATTATTGAGTGGCAGAATCAAATCACCGACAAACACTTAGAAGTTTACATTCCTAGAAAAATATGAAATTTACAGTTTATTCAAAAGACGGTTGCCCCTATTGCAGCAAGATCAAACAAGTGCTAGAGTTGGCAAACCTTGAACATGTTGTCTATACTCTTGGGGAGAACTTTGAGAGAGACCAGTTTTATGCTGAGTTTGGACAAGGTTCTACATTTCCCCAAGTAATTTTAAATGACCAAGAACATCTTGGTGGGTGTACGGATACTGTTCAATATCTAAAGGAGCAAAATTTGGTCTAATGGAAAGTACCTTTCATGAAGTTTATTATGATGTAGAGAGGGCAATTGATCTTGCCTTTGATGGTCACTTTGTTCTTAAGTTTTATGATTATTTGAAAGTTAAGAGCGTTTTAAAAAGAGAAGTTGTGGAATTTATTGAGAGTCCTACCGCAAATAACATCAGCAACATCGTAATGGATCTTGATGAATATCTTGAAGGTGGTGCTGACAATATGCATAAGCAACTTCGTGAAGCATATGGACATATTCCAAAACCATACGCAAGAAAAATAAGAAATTACCTTTATGGTATTCTTGAGGATGCCTGGAGATATAATAATGACAAAAGACCAGGGCGGCGAAAAAAGAAAACTAAATAAACCTGAACCCCAAATTAATCGGGGAGTTGAACTATTACTACGCAATAGGAGGAAGAAAGCATCCGAACCAAAGACTTTTCAAGTGAAGTTTGGTAAAATGATTTCTTTCTTCCGCAGAGAGTTTCATTTTTTTATTGAATTTCACTTTGACGTTAAAAAGAAATAAATTCTCTGGAGAAAAAAATGGAAACAGCATATGTAATAACATTCACAATAATGTTCACTTTGCTTTTTTTTATGGTAGGAAGTATAATTGGATGGTTGACGTATAGGCATTTACTAGAAACAAGACCTCCATATTTACATCCAGAGTTTTTTGATGAAAATGGTCAACTCATACCTGATGAAATAGTATCCGTAAGATTTGAAAACGAAAGCGATTATGACTACACCGACGAAGACGAAGAAGAAGATTGAAACTCCAGTTGAAAATCTTCCAACAAATCCGTTTGCTTTTGAAGTCTTGGCACTTGTGTCAAAGCAAAGGACAAATGCGAAAAAAGTAGAACTACTTAAGAAATACGAAGATCCTTCATTAAAAACAATTCTGATTTGGAATTTTGATGAGACTGTAATTTCGCTTCTTCCACCAGGAGATGTTCCGTATGCAAGTACAGGAGAACAAACATCCTACAGTGGCACTTTGAGTGGAAAAATTGATGATGCCGTCACAAAGATGCAAGAGTTGAATTCAAATTCCCTTGGTTCTATGGATCAAGGTAGGTCTTCAATTCGTAAAGAATATCATATGTTCTATAACTTTGTGAAAGGAGGAAATGATGGTCTGAGTTCTCTCCGTAGAGAAACTATGTTCATTAATATTCTTCAAGGATTGCATCCTCTTGAAGCAGAAATTGTCTGTTTAGTGAAGGATAAAAAACTAAGCGACAAATATAAAATCACTAAAGAAATCGTAAGCGAGGCATATCCAGATATTCAATGGGGAGGCCGTTCGTGAGTAAACTTCATGATGTTGTAAAAAAAGCACAGGAGGAAGTTATGGCAGAGGATGTAAAAAAGGAAAAACAAATTCTGCCAAAAGAATATGGGTGCGAAATTCTTTTAGAAAGAACTACTGTTGAGAGAGCAAATGATGCTTCTTTTCCTAATGATGCATATTTGATTTGGTATATTGTAGATGGCGTAACATATGTGGATCTGACACGGTGCCATAAGAAAGTAAATCTATTTGATATGTACTATGATAAGTATGGCCCCGGTTCGGTTCAAAAAATTGATTTTGGATATGGCAGGAAAAACCCAAAACTTTGGGGAGAAAAACCAGTGGAGAAAAAGAAGAAAAAATGACTGCAGGATTTGGCGGACAAGGAAAAGAAAATAGGATTGGTAAGGATGCCAATATTACTATAGATTTAGACAATATAGATATTGTTTTGAAGCAGTACAAAAAAATTAAAAAATACCAAAAATCATCTCTGTATGCTATCAAAACGATGGACGGCACAGAAGATATTGTGAGTTCATTGATTAGAGAAGCAGAGGAGAATCCACTATAATGGGAAAGCATTATCTTTTAAACCTTTACGAATGTTCTTTTTTATTACTAAATGACGAGAACTTTCTTATTGATTTGTTGGAAAATGCTGCGATAGCAAGTGGTGCCACAGTATGTCAAACAATCCACAAAAAGTTTGAGCCTCAGGGAGTTACTGTACTTTGCCTACTTTCTGAAAGTCATATCAGTATCCATACTTGGCCAGAAGAAGGAAAGGCTGCGTGTGATGTTTATTGTTGCGGTGATGCCAATCCCAAGATAGGTTGTGACATCATTATTCAACAATTACAATCTCAAAATCATACTTTGAGTTACATAGAAAGATAAAAATTGGACTTAAATAAAAAGAGGGATTGACACCCTCTCTTTTTTTGACTACAATGAAATTGACAATTGACAAGCAAAATGAATCAAGAAAAATTAAAATTAATAGTAAAAAATCTGGAACTATTAGTTCAATCTTTAAAGGAAGAACTTGATTTGAATGATAGACCAGAATATAACTACGAACAAATTTCGCCATATGTTCAAGATTATGACGAAGTATTTTATGACGACGAGGAATGAGGAAGGAAAATGAAACCAATCAAATCAAAAGATCTTCTTGAACTGGATAAAAATCTTGAAGTAGTTAAACTTCAATCTTATCCTATCCCAGAGCAAGTAATTTGGCAGGCAGGAAAAGGTGATTATTCTGAAGTTCCCATTCATGAAGTAGAAGTTCCTAACAACACTAAATGTGGAGAATGGGTTGTAGAGCAACTTCTTGCAAACGAGAGGGGACACTGGGGACCATTGGAGCATCCTCAGATTACATTCTCTTGTGCTGGTTTTGTTCACAATGTAATCGTTCAGGCAAGAACCCATCGTATCGGAACAACTTGGGATGTTCAATCACAGCGATATACTGGAAAGCGTGTAGTCAAGGTTGCCAAGGGTGAACTTGATGTTGAGAAAGTCTTCTATGTGCGTCCTGTGGGGTTCTATACCAACCGTAAGGGTAAGAAGTATGAATGGACCGAAGAGAACCGTCAACGCAAATTGGGGCGCATTCTGAGCGAGTGTGAGGAGTATGCTGAGTACTATGAGCAGGGAATGTGTGAGGAACATATTCGGGATTACCTTCCACAGGCAATTCGTCAGAACTTTGTAGTATCTTTCAATCTTCGTTCGGTACTTCACTTTATGGATCTTCGGTCCAAACTTGATGCTCAACTTGAAATTCAAGCATTATGTGATGCGTTTGCTCCAGAACTTCAGAAGTGGACGCCGAATGTTTGGAAGTATTATGAGGAAAAGAGACTCCATAAAGCAAGACTTTCTCCTTGAGGTATTATGAAAAGTTGGTGCTTAGTAGATCACGCCACGGGTCGGGTATTTAAAGTCATTGTGACTGAGGAACAACTAAAAGAATATTTTGTTCAAAATCCAAATATATCCGAATGTGTTGATTGTATTGAATGTGACGATGCAGACAGTATTACTTTAGAGTGATAAATATCCTTACACACTATGGAGGAATAAAATTGGCTGTATATCCAATTATTAACAAAGAAACTGGAGAACAAAAGGTCATTGAGATGAGTGTCAACGACATTATGCAATGGTATAATGATAATCCAGAATGGACACGCGATTGGTCCCAAGGTTGTGCATCTCCTGGAGAAGTAGGGGAGTGGCAAAATAAATTAGTTTCCAAGCATCCTGGATGGAATGATGTACTTTCTCGTGCATCAAAAATGCCAGGTTCAAAAGTTAAAAAAATCTAATCCAAAATAATATCATATGGCAAGAAGAAAAAGAGAAGAGCAACCAATTGGCATAGGTTTAACTGCTAGACAAATGAAGCGGAGAAAACCGATCAGTTCTGATTTAATGAGAGAGATTGGTCCTCTTACAGAAAATCAGAAAAAACTGTATGAATATTATGGGCAAGGTAAGAATATTTTTGCTCACGGTGTTCCTGGTTCTGGAAAAACATTTATTCTACTTTATAATGCATTAAAGGATGTTCTTGATGAAAGAACCCCTTATGAAAAAATTTATATTGTAAGGTCTCTTGTTCAGACTAGAGAAATTGGATTTTTGCCTGGATCTGAAGACGACAAAAAATCTCTCTTTGAAATACCATACAAAAATATGGTAAAGTATATGTTTGAGATGCCAGATGATGCCTCTTTTGAAATGCTTTACGCAAATCTAAAGGCACAAGGAACTATTAGTTTTTGGTGTACCTCTTTTATTCGTGGAGTAACTCTTGACAACGCTATCATTATTGTAGACGAAGCACAAAATTGCTCAGCACACGAAAGTTTCTCAGTAATTTCCAGATGTGGATTTAATACAAAAATTATGTTTGCTGGCGATATAGAGCAGAGTGATTTAACTAGAATGAGTGAGAGAAATGGTATTATTGATTTCATCCGTGTTATTGAGGTAATGCCTTCATTTGAAAAAATTGAATTTCAAGTTGATGATATTGTCAGATCTTCTTTGGTAAAAGAATTCGTAATAGCTAAAAAATCTCTTGGTCTTTAATAATGTTTAATCATATAGAATTGAATTTGCCCGTTCTTGAAAGGGAACTGATTGGTGGTGTGAGGTATTACAAATTACCTTTGGGAAATAAGAAGTTAGTATCAGTTACTTCTGTTATTAGTCATTATAAAAAAGATTTCTTTGATAAGTGGAGAAAGAGAGTTGGTGTAGAGGAGGCCAATAAGATTACAAAAAGGGCAACCAGTCGTGGAACTGATACACATACTCTTATTGAAAACTATCTTCTAAATCGCGATTTACCTTCCGTTCAACCAATCTCCGAACATTTATTTAAGATTTCTAAACCAACTCTTCAACGCATAAATAATATTCATTGTCTTGAAGGATCACTTTATAGTGAGATTTTAGGAATTGCAGGAACTGTAGATACAATAGCAGAATTTGATGGCGAACTTGCTGTTATTGACTATAAGACTTCCGCAAAACCAAAACCAAGAGAATGGATAGAAGGTTATTTCGTTCAGTGTGCTGCCTATGCAGCAATGCTCTATGAACTTACTGGAATATCTGTAAAGAAGTTTGTGATTATTATGACCTGTGAAGACGGGGAGTGTGTCGTCTATGAAGAAAGAGATAAGAAAAAGTATCTAAAACTTCTCATTGAATATATTGAAAAATTTGTCAATGACAAACTGGAAGAATTGACTTGATCAATTTTTATTGCTATACTTCAGTTAAGTTCGTTTTTTAAAGTCTTGTATATTACAGTATTGGGTCAAATGGAGAATGAGTTAGAAAAGGTATTAGAGAGTAAATTCTTTTGTCCATCGCGATTTGCACAAGAGATTGAGAATATCGTACAGGTTAATCCTGATATGAATTACATTGATGCAATCGTTCATTTTTGCGAAAAGAATAGTATAGATTTAGAATCAGTTCCAAAACTCATTTCAAAACCACTTAAAGAAAAGATTAAATATGAAGCAATGGAACTGAATTTTCTTAAAAAGACTTCCCGTGCAAAATTAGTTTTTTGAATTTTAAATGGCACCTTTTGATGTATATGTCAAGTATCTTTGTTTGAAGAATCACTTTAACAAAGATACTTATGATTATTTTAAGTATAATAAGAAAACCAGAGCAAGTCTTCAATCCTTCTATAAGAGACGCGATAGATTTTGGTTTGAAAAAATTTCAAGACAAAGAAACGAAAAAGAAGTAGAAGATTTTTTTGTTGCAAACTTTGTTTCTTGTAATGATCCAGAAACTCTTTGGATTGGTGAAATGATTAAAGAAGGAGAAGGAAGATATAATAATTGGCAGAAAAAGATTCAGTCATTATCATATCTGTTTAAAGAAGAATCACAATCACTGTTTGAAGAAAACAAATTTGATGAAGTATTTAATTGCTCAAAAGGACATCCTCCTCTTCTTAAAAAATTCCTGAGCGGGAATATTAGTCTGGAAACATTGGTCATTTATGATAAAATATTCCTGTTCGGGAATAAGTTTGATAAGAAACTCAATGACCCCATATGGCAAACTGTAGGACGTAGAATTAAAAAGTATTCTCCTTTTTTGAATATAGATACATTACGTTATAGAAAAATTTTAAAAGAAATTATTACTGGAGAAAAATGAGTTTTTTTGATTCTGAGGTTGTTCGCGCAGAAATGGCAGAAATATCTGAACTTCAAGAGGAAATATATGGAAGTGTCTTTACATTTCCAACAATGACCAAAGAAGAAAAAATCCGCCACGTAGATCTTCTTGACAGGTTATTGAATAAACAGAGAATTCTTTATACTAGATTGAGTCTTTCTGATGATCCTGAAGCAAAGGAAATGAAAGAAAGAGTTATTACTGCCGCTTTAATGATGGGTCTTCCTTCAAATGTTGATATGAATGTCCTTTTTGGTAATATGACGAAAATGCTTGAGGCGATGAAGGAAGAGATTGACAAAACTGGTTCCGACCTGTAGAATGATTTGGGCTGGACGATCCCTTAAGCAAAGTCATAAAAGCCAAATACAATTATCTAAAGGTAATCCAATGTCATTTCAAAATCTTAAGAAACAATCCTCTCTTGGTTCTCTGACTGAAAAGTTGGTTAAGCAAGTAGAAAAAATGAGCACTACTTCTGGTGGTGCTGATGAGCGTCTGTGGAAACCGGAGATGGATAAAACCGGTGTCGGTTCTGCAATTATTCGTTTTCTTCCCGCACCTGACGGAGAAGAACTTCCTTGGGTGAAGATGTATTCTCACGCTTTCCAAGGTCCTGGTGGATGGTATATTGAAAATAGTCTGACCACAATCGGACAAAAAGATCCTCTGGGAGAGCATAATCGTGCTCTCTGGAATACTGGTAGTGAGAAGGATAAGGAAACTGTGCGTAAGCAAAAGCGTAAGCTTTCTTACTACAGCAACATTTACGTTGTAAAGGATCCTGCAAATCCTGATAATGAAGGTAAAGTATTTCTCTTCAAGTATGGTAAGAAAATCTTTGACAAGATTCTGAATGCTATGCAACCAGAGTTTGAGGACGAAGAACCAATCAATCCTTTTGATTTCTGGGTGGGAGCTAACTTCAAACTCAAAATCGTAAAAAAGGATGGTTATTGGAACTACGACAAATCTGAGTTTGATCGCATTTCTGTTCTTAATGGAGATGATGATGTTCTGGAAGCAATCTGGAAAAAGGAGTATTCCCTAACCGCGATTACTGCTCCGGACCAATTCAAGTCTTATGAAGAACTTGAGAAGCGTATGAATATGGTTCTTGGAATTTCCCAGACCACTTCACCTACAAAATCTCGTGCAGTAGTGGAACAGGAAGATGAGTACGAATCGTACAGTCAACCTGTAAGTCGTGAAGACAAAGTGATGGAAGAACTTGAGCAATCTTATAGTCGTTCAAAGACTCCTTCTCTTCCTCAAATCTCACAAGACGATGAAGAGGAAGATGATACACTTTCATACTTCCAGAAATTGGTCAACGACTGATTAAGTATACAGTCTAATATTATCGCCTCTCTTAAGGGTCTCGGACACATATTGACGAGACCCTTTTTTGTATGGCATAATATCATCCATATCATTAAAGACTACATTCAAGTATCTTGGTTTTAGGACGTAGATATTTCTTTTTGATTCCTGCAATTCGTTTTCGTACTCATAATTTGTTACTGTTCTGACAAAGGAAGTGGAAGAAATTTGAGTAGAATACCCAAGTCCAGGATCCCAATACTCATAATAATATGAGTTGGCAGTAATTTCTGATGTTCCTTGAATTGTGAAAAGCACTTCTTCTTTTCTTGGTTCTGTTAAAGTGGGCAAAGCAATATCAGGAATAAATGAAAGTTCATACCTAAATGCAGTTACATTACCATCAAATTGTCCTAATATTTCTGTTATTATATGTCTCCCATTATACTGTGGTTCTGAAACATTATTAATTGCTATTTGAGACCCTACCTCTAGATTTGGAATTGAATCTATCATATAAACTGTAACAACATTTGATGGGATTACAGAATCTCCAGAAGAAATATTTGCAATTTTTGAATTGATTATTTCTAAGAAGTTGCCATTAGTTTTCCAGGTAGGATTAATTTTAATTCCAGATTTTAATACAGTAACTCCCAATGAATTCTTAATTTCTTCCGTTTCATAATGATGTATTCCACTATACAGTTCATCATAAGAACCATATTTTTTCAACATAACCTTGTCAAAGGTATACTGAGTCATTGGCCATTCTGATTGAATATTTAAAATATTATTAGATAGGAGAACGACCCAATCAAGAGTTTCGTCATTGTAGAATTTATATGCAACACTATCAGGTCTTTCATCTCCAATAATTGAATACTTTTCAAAGAACTGTAGGTTTCCAAAAATATCTTCTCTTAACTTTCCGCGTTTAAAGAGATTCTTTACTGGAACATAATCGGAAATATGATGATCTCCTTTGTTTCTGGAGACATATTCAAAGTTTGGGACTTGTCTAAAATAAGATGCCATTTTAGTAACCTATGAGACCATCATCACTTTGTCCATAATCATCATCAAATAGAGGTTCAATTTCACCAAAGGTTAATGTCATATCATATTGAGTCATTGCACCGTCATCATATGTCGCATAGTTTCCTGCGGGAGTATAGTTAACGACGCAGTTTTGTAAAGCGCAAGTTTTTATTTTATTGATGTATGTATGCTCAGAACCTTTATAATAGTACTGAATATCAAAAATATTTGGCGTTTGTAAAAATAGTGCAGATTCTGACCTTTTTACTGACATACCTTGTTTGAAAAATCTTATAATTTTTCTAATTTCTTCTGCTTCTTTGCTAAACCGAGCTGACATTGAAAAATTGAAAGTAAATGAACGAAGTGATGGACCTTGGAATAATAGTTCCATATTGCTGTTCAAAACAGCACCCGTTGCTCTTGTTAAAAATCCTTGATTTGCCCCAGTTGCCTGGCCAGCAAAAGATGCTGCTATTGCTTTTTGTATATCTCCTTTGTAATCTTTTACTGCCTTTGCGGCAGTATTTCCCGATTCTCCAAGATTTTCTGCCCCCCCTTTAATCGCTGATAATGCTAGAGCTGCTCCGGCAGCAGAAATCGCATCCATAGAATTCTCTCCCCAAGAAACTAGATTAGAATCGGAAATACCAGGTTGTATAGGGAGCATGACAGTTCCCATAGAATTTCCTTTATTGGATCCAGAAAATGTTCCAAGATCACTAGTCAATTCAACTTTCTTTGGTTTAGCCCTATACATCGTAAATTTAATACAATCTTGTTCAGACATAAATTTTGCATCTTTGGGATACTTTAGATTACCATAACTCTGTCTTATGCCACCTTTTTTATCTCCTATCTTTAAATCCGATAGAGTTTTATTAAAGTCTGTTGCAGATCCTGTAGACCCTGCAGTTGCAGAATTTGGTGATAGTAATTGTTGTGCATTTGTTGCTCCTGCTTTAGTTGCAGTCTCAATTGACTTATCTTTAATAATTTTTATATTTTTAGTGTCAGATAATGCTTTTTTTTCGGAATCCGTTAAATTTGCATTAGCATCTGGAGTAAATTGCCCTGTTGATGGATTGTAAGTTCCTATACTTTGTTGCGTAGTTGCTGCCCCACCACGGTAAACCTGGGTTATTCCATTAGTTGCATTTACTTCGTTGGATAATATTCCCCCAATACCAGGAATTAAATATGTATTTGTTCCCGCTGCTCCATAAGTTCCTGCCATCAAACCTCCTCCTTACTTGCGGAAGAATTAATAATCTCAATTATTTGTAGAGTATGAGACATTGATATGAAGAGGTTTTTATTTATTTAGACGGAATTTTGCATAAGGTATAGAAAGTAACTCATCCAACTCATTATACTTAACAACGTGAAGTTTTCCGGAAACTTCTCCCCACGTATATTGTCTTGATTGTCTCCAATGAAAATTGATTGCTTTAAATCCCCATCCATAAAGTTCTGTGCAGGCAATTAATGGGTGCTGGTCATATTCAATTTCTGGTGTCTTTGGAGTATAAACGAATGTATAAAACTTTCCTGGTTCTGGATATAATACTTCTTCCTTTAAGGCATCCATTATCATCAACATTAGGTCTTCTGGATCACTGGTTCCATTCTCAACAATTCTTCTCTTAAGTTCTTCTATTCTTGCTGTTGTTGAGGATTTCTCTACATATTGCCCAAAACCTTTTGCCATTTACTTGATACCAAGTTCGTTTTCTGTGACGATAAGAAATTTTATTAAGTGGTCATCGCACCATTCTTGAATTGTTTTCCACTTTGATTGATTAACAGCATAAGTATTCACTTCATTAATATAAGTTTTTGTTTTCTTATTTCCCTTAATTGGCGGAACTGTTTGCCTTTTTGGTTTTATTTCAATCACATACTTTTGAGTCTTTCCATTATTTTCTAGTACTTCAATAATAAAATCTGGAAAGTATCTACACACTTTTTCCTTTACTGGATTATAATAAGGAATACAAAATTCTTCAGACCCATACCTAAGAATACTTGGAGACCTATCACACCATTGCATAAACTTGAGTTCCCAACTACTTCTATATACTATATTTTTGGGGTCTCCAATATATTTTTGGGGATTTTGTGGATGAAAAAGTCCTTGACAATATTTTGAATCGCGAGACATTCTTTCTTTTTATATACATAATATATCAACTAAAAGTATTTATAGATGGCCATCAACGGTTTTGCAAGTGGTTTAGATCTTGGGGTCAATACTCCAACAATTAATCTTCAAAATGCAAATCTTGCAGCAAATATAAACAATAATACTTCAGTGGCATTTGATCAAAATACAAATCTCGTTCCCGGAGTTCCCAATCCTTCCCAAGCAGAAGAACAAACTCAAACAACAAATTCTGGTGGCAATGCCCCACAACCAAAAAAAGTTTCTACTGATATTATAAAGGCAAGAATACTCCAACCTTCCTTAACCTCACATTTCGAGTGTTACTTTGCGCCGCCGCCTCCTCCTTGTGCTGCTTTTATTAAGCAAGGAGTTCCTGATGTTGATGTTGAAGGTCTTTTGATGTTGACTTGTTCCGAAGCATCTCTTCCTGGATCAAGTTTAACAACTCACGAATTAAATAATGATATAACAGGAGTAACTCAAAGACACGCATATCGTCGTTTATATGATGATCGTGCTGATTTTACATTTTATGTAAATAACTCATACACACAGATTAGATACTTTGAGTCTTGGATAAGATTTATTGCAGGCGAACAAGTAGCAAAGGAAGTTTCATCCGACTTATATCGCCCATATAGAGTTAAATATCCCCAAGATTATAAAACTAGTGTTTATATCACCAAATTCGAAAGAGATACTCAAGCGATAGGTGCCAAAAACCCCCAAAGAATTGTTTACACATTTCACAATGCGTTCCCACTTCAAGTACAATCAATGCCAGTCTCTTATGATTCCTCCCAGTTATTGAAGTGTACAGTGTCATTTACTTATGATAGGTACACTGCATCAAATACTTCAGTTTCTTCTACTTATACTCGGACGGAAGAACCCACCCAATCAACAGCAACTGGGGTTCCAAATCTTGCTGTAGATAATCTTTTTACGAATACGCAATTACAATTTGGTGTTGGTGGTGTTCCTGAACTTCCCGGATTAGTTGGCACTGGTGCATTGGCATAAAAAAAGAGGGCCTCAAGACCCTCTTTTAATTTGGAAATGTTGAACCATTGTCTAGATTTTTTGTTGCTTCTTGAAGTAGATATACACCAAGAACTATAAAACTTGTAGTTCCTATCCAGGCAAGACTTAAAATTAAACTAAGTTTTATTAAATTTCTAAAAAATTTAATCATTTTTTATTGGAGTTATTCATACAAAGTCCGATAGCAGCTACAACGGTGATCAAATTGCCCAATAAAAACCAATTTCCTTCTGCTGCAACGTTCATTCGATGACGTATTTCTGCATGATGGGATTCTGTCTTAACTGCATTTTCTAGAAGAGACATATCTCTTACTGTTTCATATGCCACATATCCAGAACCAAGAATTCCGTAAATGAATACAAGACTAAAAAAGAGTTTTTGCATTTGATTGTTTGTTTACTGTTTTATTATAGCACCCAAAATGACCAAAAATGTTTTAAGTGGCCACTTCATCTTCTGTCCACCTACCATAAATAAATTAACTGAATTGTATAGGAGATTATGCCTTTACCAAAAATTGCCACACCAACATATGAGTTGGAATTACCTTCAACTGGTCAAACTATAAAATTTAGACCATTTTTAGTCAAAGAAGAAAAATTGCTAGTCATCGCTTTAGAATCTGAAGATACTAAGCAAATTACTAATGCAATTAAAACAGTAATTAAAAACTGTATTGAAACTAAGAATGTCAAAGTGGAAAATTTACCTACATTTGATATAGAGTATCTTTTCCTTAACATTCGGGGTAAGTCTGTTGGTGAAGAGATAGAAGTAAATGTATTCTGCCCAGATGACGGAGAAACTTCTGTTCCTGTTAAAATTAACGTAGACGATATCAAAGTTCAACGTAATAATAAACACTCCAATAAAATTAAACTTGACGATTCTCTAATGATGGAAATGAAGTATCCATCTCTAGATCAGTTCATTAAAAACAATTTTGACTTGTCTAGTAATAATGCAATGGAGCAATCATTTGAACTTGTTGCTTCTTGTGTGGATAAAATTTACACAGAAGATGAAGTTTGGGCATCTGCTGATGTATCTAAGAAAGAACTTTTAGAATTTCTGGACCAAATGAATTCTTCTCAATTTAAACAAATTGAAAGGTTCTTTGAAACAATGCCCAAACTTTCTCATAAAATCAAGGTTAAAAATCCAAGGACTGAGGTTGAAAGTGAAGTTGTTCTTGAGGGACTATCAAGTTTTTTCGCATAGGAATGTCCCATATGGATCTCAAGGCTTATTTTAGTCTCAACTTTTCGTTAATGCAGTATCATAAATATTCATTGACTGAAATTGAAAATATGATTCCTTGGGAGAGGGATATTTATGTTGAATTCCTAAGACAGCATTTAGAAGAAGAAGAGTTAAAACAGAAACAACAAACTAATGGCTGGTAATTTTACTCTACCTACAGAAAATATTGATGAGGTAATTTTAAGATTACTGGCCTTAGAACCTAATGAAATAGATGAACTTGATTACGAGACTTATAAAAACAATTTAAGAGAAATTTTAGTCGGAGTAACCACATTAAAAAGAAAAATTGGTGATACTGAATTTAATCTTATAAAAGATGAATTTAAAAGAGTAAGAGGAAAGAAAGGTAGATTTAAAATTAAATTCAAGAAATCAAAGGTAACTGCCAATGGGTTAGGTCTTGGTGGAGTTAGAAAGCAGGTTGCAGGGACTCAAAGGAGACTGATGATTGCTCCTGTTGGGGGAGTTCCTAGAGGGGCTAAAGAAAAAATAGAAACGGTTTCTAAAGGAAGAGACAGTCAGTTTAATATTTTAGAAAGAATTAGTAATTCATTAGATTCTATTGTTAAAACATTAACAGATATTAATAAAGATAATAAAAAAAGAATTGATACTGAAAGAAAAGATACGGAAAGTAAAAAAAGATTTGGTAAGGAGAGGGAATTAGAATCTAAAGTATTTGATGGAATAAAAAATGTAGTATCTGCTATTACCAAACCTTTTCAATCTATTTGGGATAAAATTATTAATTTTATTAAAAATATTATTCTTGGTAGAATTTTAATAAAGTTAGTAGATTGGATTGCTGATCCAAAAAATCAAGGAAAAATAAAAAGTATTATTAGATTCTTTAAAGATTGGTGGCCAGCACTACTTGGTGGTTATGTTTTATTTGGCACAACTTTTGGAAAACTTGTTCGTTCCACTGTGGGGATGGTGGGAAGATTTATCTTTCAAATCGGAAAGGTTGCAATTCCACAACTTTTAAAGTTCATTAAAACACCTTTGGGAAAAGGAGTTGCTCTATTCACTGCAGGAGCAACTATACCGGCAATGTTCCCCGGAACTGTTAATGAACAAGAGAGAAAGACTTCACAATCTCCGGGAAGTGCAGCGGATAAAATAAGACAACTTCAACAACAAAAAGCAAGTCTTAATATATTTGAACGATTGCAAGGAAAAGGATCTGAGATTGATGAACAGATACGTTATTTACAAACTGGAAAAACTAAATCATATGGATTTAATGGTGGTGGATTTGCCGGTCTAATAAGAGGTCCAAAAGGAAGAGATAAAGTACCAGCGATGCTCACCGATGGTGAGTTTGTGATGTCTGCTGGTGCAGTTCAAAAGTATGGTATTAATACTCTGGAAGCAATGAATGCTTCTGGAGGTGGAACAAATCAACCCCAAGTCGTTGCAGGAACAACATATGCTTATGGTGGAGGACGTATTGGGGGCCCTGAGAAAGACTCTGGGGGATATTCTGGTAATTTATCTAACGATCCAGTATCTTCCATTAAAAAGTTTATAAAGCACAAACTTGGATATGATGTAGATAAACCAAATACTTGGGGGTCATCTTTTCGTACAGGAATTTCTGGTATATCAGGATCAGGATCAGTATCAGGTTCCAGATATAAATTTCCAGAAAAGTTACCCAATTTAAGAGATATTACTAATCGTGGATTAGAGTTAGCAAATCAGTCTTATAATACTATTAAAAATCCAAATATACAAAGAGATATTACTAATCGTGGGCTAGAGTTAGCAAATCAGTCTTATAATACTATTAAAAATCCAAATACACTAAGATATGGAAAAGATAGGTTAAATGATATTGGAACAACAATAAAAGATAAACTTGTTCAATATTATGATTATCCATTAGCATCTCTTGAAAAATATGGAACAAATAGGGAAGATGCATTAATTAAATCTGGCGAACTGAAACCTGGAGCAGCTCTAACAAAAACGACACAAGCAAATCTTGATAAAAGTGACGCTTGGATTAATAGTCTTTATGATTCCAAGAGAGATAAAGGTCCAATCGGATCGGTCAAGAAAAGATTTCAAGATATTCAAAATAAAGGACTTTTTGCGGATCCTACTGCATTATTGGGACTAAAAAGTGAAGGGTTTGAAAAATTCGTGGAAAAGGCATCGGGGGGAAGAATTAAAAATTTTGGTGCCAAATTAACTGGTCTGCAATATGCAGCAAAAGGATTAATGGGTCCACTTGGAAAGGCATCTAGAATTGATGATGGTGGATCTCTAGGTAGATATGTTAGACCTGCGATGTTGGAGGCACAGAGAAGAGGTCAAGGGGGTGTTGGGGCAATTGGACTGGGACAGAATGATTACAATAGATTGATGGGAGATAAACTTGCTAATCTTGCTTTGGGGCAATTCAACTTTAGGGTTGATAAGAGTGGAAGAGCAACAACTGATGATACTTATGAAGCAAATAAATCTGCAGGTGAATATTTTAAGACTGCAAGACAATCATTGAAATCTGGTGACGTTGGTGGAGCTTTATTTAAGGCTGTTTCTGGGGTATTGAGAATAAATCAAAATACTGGTTGGGGAAATTTGAGACCGGGTGGATTGGGTATTGACCTGGGGGGTGGTTTTACGCCAACGGATAATAAGGGAAAACCATTACCGCCAACAAAATCAAAATCTCCAGTTACTATGTACGGTCCTAATGATCCACGAAGAAAGCAATCTGGGTCATATAAATCTAGATTTGCTCGCCCAAGAAACGCTGGAGTTGCACCAGTAAAACCACCGGTTAGACCAAAACGAAGAACAAAATCAGACTTAGTTGGTAGTGGGGGAAGAAGCAGTGGAATAAAATCTTCCAATACCCAAAAACCAAAAACAGTAAGTCCAACACATCCAAAGGGAACAAGAACTTCTCAATCTACACTGGGAATTAATAAAAGATAATGACAAAATTACTCCCTTCTTCAACTTCTGCTATTATTAAATCACAAAAAAGTGCGGTTATAAATTCCAAAAAACTTTTTAATATAAAATCAAAAACTACTCTTCTTGATGGATTCGCTGATCAAAAAGTGGGATCTTTTAACGGGTCTCTATCTCATATTGAGAAAAAAATTATTATAGTTGATAAACTTTTAAAGGAATCTTTATTTCTATCAAGAAAAGAAGACCAATCAAAAAGAAAAGGCAAAGAACAAGAAAAGTTTTCTTCTAAGGAAAAGGAGTTAGAAACAAAGAAACCACCCACAGTAAAAGGTATAAAACTTCCAAGTCTACCGAAAATGGGATTTTTTGGGTGGATTAAAAATTTTATTACACAAACTATTCTTGGATTTTTTGCGGTAAGATTAATAGAATTTCTTCCTCAACTTTTGAAAATACTTCCAGTAATTATTAAAGTAAGTGATTTTATTGTTAATGTTGGGGGTAAATTACTTGATGGACTTATAACTTTTGTTGATTGGGGATATAAAGCATATGATACTACTCGCGGATTTGTTAAAAATACTTTTGGCGAAAATGGGGCAAAACAATTTGATCATCTTTCCAGTTTATTAAATAAGTTTTTAAATCTTGCAATCATTGCTGGAATGGTTGCTTCTGGGTCTGGAAGATTTAGTAGTGGTAAAGGACCTACGCCAAGTACAAGACCAAGGCCTGGAACTGGAGGAAGACCAAGAGTAACAACGTCAGGTGGAGGCCGGGCTGGTGGATTTGACTTAAGAAATCCTTTTAGACAAAGACCAACGATTACTACAAGTGCCGGTAAAAAAGGATTACTCTCTTCTATTAGACCTCTTCTTAAGAGAATACCACTACCTGTTATTGGCGCATTAATTGATTTTGGGTTGTCTGTAGCACTTGGAGAAAATCCAGGAAGAGCAGCATTTAGAGCAATTGGAGCGGGCCTTCTTGGCGCTGTTGGAGTAGCAGCAGGATCAGTTATTCCAGTTGCTGGTAATTTTATTGGCGGATTACTTGGTGGTGCGGCTGGAGATGCAATTGGTGGTGCTCTGTATGATGCATTTTTCGGATCTGGAGTTAAACCAAATAAAGGAAAAACAGTCAAAGCTGCAGGTGGAGGGAGACCTAGTACTAAATCCGGAAGAACTATTAAGAAAAAAAGAAAATCAAGAACACTATCATTTACGCCAAGAAGAATAAGACCCGGTGCTAATGCTGGGGGAGAAGATAAAGTTCAATCAATTTTTCCAAATCCATCTAAACCTGGAGGAATGTTTGGATTTTTGGGTGGATTGTTTGGCGAGAATAAACAAGAAGAACCACAAAAACCAAAAGAAAAAACAGCAAACCCTCAAGAGTTTTTGGTTAAAAGTAATGATGTTCTTGGAAAATCTGATTTCTTCGGTCCATTCTTTACACTTGCAATTAAAACAGTTCTTGGGCAAAAACCAGATATTTTAGATTATAGAAATGCTGGAAGAGGATTAAATGCCTGGATGCAGACTACCTTTAAATCAAGTTCTATTGGGTTTGCTGGAGGTGGTGAAGTAGACATTAAACAACTTTTCTCCGGAGAAGACCTCTCAGATGCGATTGCAAAATCTGTTGAAGATTCTGTATCAAAGGAAGTTGATATGACTATTCGTGATTTGGCGAAAGAAATATCTTTGAGACCAGTTGGTAGAGAAGAGATGATTCGAGAGAATATTAAGAAGGGTACTGAAGCAGGAGCAACTGGAGGTGGTGGAGGTGGTGAAGTGGGAGGAACTACTGGTGTAGGAACAGTAGAGCAGAGAGCAATGCTTGATGCAATATCTTTTGCCGAAGGAACTAAAGCAAGTTATGGCACTGTTTTTGGTGGGAAAGTTATTCCGGAATTGGCTAGAGGTGAAATGACTGTCTCCCAAGTTCTTGAAATGCAAAGAACTGGAAGGTTTAACGGAATACAATACATACCACCCAATTCTTATGATTCTGATGCAACTGGTAGATATCAGTTTATGTCTTATACTTTGAAAGAAGAAATTGGAAAACAAGGTGTAAAAATGGATGACAAATTTACACCATCTCTTCAAGATAAATTGATATTGGGAAGAATAACTAGAATGAGGGGAGTTACTGCAGAACTTCTTAAAAAAGAAGGAATGAGTGCGGCAGTAATGGATAGGTTGGCCCCAGAGTTTGCTTCTTTTCCATATTCACCAAAAGGAAATAGAAGTTATTATGGACAACCAGTGAAAAGTCCGGAATCTATTAGAAACGCATATAACAAAGCACTTGGAATTCAAAGAGAACTTGCTTCTACACAATCTGAAAAAGGAGGAGGAACACTTGGATCTAAAAAAGGAAATTTAGATGAAGCTCAAAGAATTGCCCAAAGTATGGGTCTTACAATGACTAGTGGAACAAGAGGACCTCGTTATCCAGGCGATAGAAGTCTTCATATACAGGGAAGAGCAAGAGATTTTTCTAATGATTCTGTTGGTAGAGGAACTCCACAACAATTAGCATATGCCAAAAAGATGGTAAATGAGTTTGGGTCATCTCTTACTCAATTAATATATACGCCTTTGGGATATGGAATTGCCAACGGAAAAAAGGTTCCGTTAAGTTACTGGGGAGAGAGTACTAATAGAGGACACTATAATCACGTTCACGTTGCATATGAAAAAGGTGGAGAAACATTGGATGGCCCACATACAGCATTAATTGGAGAAAAGGGGAAAGAATATGTTATTGATGCAGATTCATATGAAGAGACAGAAAGAGTTGCACCTGGATTATTGGACATCCTTAACTATAATGTCCACGATAAAACTTCATTGCAAAAAAATATGCCAGCAATCATTGGTTCTCTAAGTCAATATGCCGATTATGAAATGACGTATTCTGAACCAGAAGTTGCATTTATACCGATACCTTTGCAAGATTCTGTTGGTGACTATGGAACTACATCTAGACCCTCAGTTTCTTATGATAGTATATCATCTATAGATAGTATATCATCACAAATCAGCGACTCTTTAATGTACGGATAAGAAATGATAGATGTAACAGAATCACTCAAGAAGAGTAATAATAACATTCCTATTTTTGAACTTTTTCCAAATGCAGGAGGGGACCCAATTGCATTAAATAAGGGAGTTGCAGAATTACATTATTACGAAAATATCTTATCAGAGAGTATTCGTATTTCTGCAGTAGTTGTTGATACTGGAAATGCTTCGCCTGCAAATGATGGTACTGGAGCATCAATAGGATTTGCAGAAGCTCTTAAAATAGGTAATGGGGAAAAGATCTATTTACAGATAGAAGATGGATTTAATCCTCCAAATAAACTTTCCTTTATTACCGAGGAAAAATCATTTCATCTGAATCAAACGGAAAAAATATCAGAGCATACTCAAAAGAGCGTTTTTTCGCTTGATATAGTATCAAAGGAATTTCTTAAAAATGAATTATCAGACACAAGAGTAGTTAAAAGATATGATGGAAAAATATCAGATCATATTGAAAAAATCTTAAAGGAAAACTTAAAAACAGAAAAGGAACTTGATATTGAAGTAACCGAAAATAGATTCAATTTTATTGGAACAACTAAAAAACCATTTTGGACAATCTATTGGTTAGCAAAAAAATCAATTCCAAATATACCAGATGCTTTTGGTAAAACTGCTGGATTCCTATTTTTTGAAACTGCCGATGGATATAAATTTAAATCAGTAGATAAACTTTTTGATCGTATTGCAATCAAAAAATACATCTTTAATAACACAACTTCAACTATAGTTCCTGTTGGATATGATGGAAAAATCTTGAATTATGAATCAACGGATTCTAGTGATTTTCAATCAAAACTACAAATAGGAACATATAATTCTGAAAATAAAGGAGTTGATGCTTTTGAAAGTTTTTACAATCAAAAACCAATTGATCTGGATTTACAAGAACCTGTAGTTATCACAGGAGGAACTGACTTTAAGTTTGTAAATAAAGAATTTACAAATTTTCCAAGTCGTTTTAGTTGGAGTTTAGATTCTGTTGGATTCTTACCTGATGGAAATAGTTTAACAGAACAACTTAAGAAATCAAAGGAACTTGATATTGACAAACAACAAATACAAAGTCGGGCTGCATCAAGATATAATCAATTATTTACAGTAACACTAAAAATAACTCTTGCTGGCGACTTTAGTTTGCGGGCGGGTGACTTAATACATTGCGATTTTCCAGAACTTTCTACTAAACCAAATCCAAGTTATAATCCAAGAATGAGTGGAGTTTATATGATTTCTGCATTATGCCATTCTATTTCTAATAATGAAACATATACTAACTTAGAATTAATTCGCGATTCTTATGGAAGAAAACCTGCACAGATGTAATAAATAATAATTAAATGTACATAGTATCCCATATGGGAAGAACACTACAGCAGCACATTAATGATGATAGAAATGAATTAGACAATCCAAATACAAATGGGCAACGTAGGCGTCATTTGGAAGATGAGTTAACTTCTCTTGAGAAGTATCAAACCAATCATCCAGAAGATGAGCACGATCCTTCATCGTTAGAATTGTATTGCGATTCTAATCCAGATGCTTTTGAATGTAGAATTTATGAAGATTGATTATGTCTGACGTAACAACTGGAAAAGGTTTTGATTCTGAGTTTTTAACACATCCGCCAAGGTGGTTTGGTCGTATTGAATCCAGTGAAACTTGGAGAGATAATATTGCCGCACAAAAATTTGATCAATTACCTGATATAAAAGGTTGGGGATATCGTTATAAAGTAAGAATCTTTAGTTGGCATACTGGAGATATGAATGTAGTACCTCCAGATCAAATGGTAATGGCAAATGTAATTTTGCCAGTGACTTCTGGATCTGGTTTAGGTGGATTTGGAGAAACTCCATGTCTTTCTGCCGGATGCATTGTTACCGGATTTTTTATGGATGGAATGGGTGGTCAAGAACCCTATATTGATGGAGTTCTTGGAAACTCAAACAATAACGTACCTAAAGAGAGGGGCGGACCGCCGCCAAATAATAATCCAACTCCCTCGGGTTCTTCTGCGCAGAATTTAGATAATTTAACTACTGCTCAATTAAAAAATCTTTTAAATCCAGCAAAAACGCCAACAAAAGAAGAATTTGCTGCGGCTTCGGCGGCGCGACAAGCAGCGACATCTGCGGGTCTTCCCAAAGACGAAATTGAAAGGCAAGTTCTTTTGGCAACAGTAAAGGCATCTCAACCTGAGCAATCTACTCCTAGACAATTAAAAGAAGTTCAGAGTACCCTTGGTTATCAGTTATATGATTCAACTTTTAATAATCCAAATATAGCAAAACTTCCAGATTTTAGAACGGTTAGTAAGTTAAATCTTGGTGGCGTTCCTGGACCATCTAACTTTCCACTATATACTTTTGATTCTTTACATCTCGATCCAGTTAAATCTTACTTGATGCAGGATGAAGATAAAAAGATTTTAAGACCATTGATTAGTCCTTGTAAGAAAAAAAATTCGGAATTAAAGGGCATTCAAAGAGTTATTAAAAATTTATTAAATACAGTAGAGCAACTTAAAAAGTATGCGGGAGAGGCAACCGCATTTGCAAATTCAATACTAACAAAAGTTCAAAATGCCGTAAGTGAAGCCTCATCATATATTTCTTCATTTATGACATCTATACTTGGTAATGTAATGTCTTATATCCAGAATAAGATTTCTGATGGAGTGAAAGAAATTAAAGGATTTTTATTTCCGGGAGAATTTCCGGGATTTACTTCAATAGTGGAAACTGGACTGGAAGGTATTAATTGTGTTTTTCAGAAAATAGGTAGAGCATTAAAATCTATTTTTGAGGATCTTCTTCTCAAACTTCTGGATAACGCAATTAATGGACCTTTATGTGCAACTGAAACTTTGATTTCTGATTTTCTTGCTGGTGGGGTATTGGATAAAATTAGCAATATAATAAATTCTGTTATTAGTCAAATTACACAATTTATTGGTGGCGGAATAACTTCTGTTGTTAGTAATATTTTTAATGCTCTTGATTTTGTAACTGGAATTTTAGAATTTTTTAAGTGTGATGAGGAAAAATCTTGTCCAGATTATAATGAAATAAATCTTGCTGGACCTGCAGTACCTGGAGGAGATACTCCTTTACCAGTACCTGGAGGTAATAAAACACCTTCTGATGGCGATAAGAATGTTGTTGCAGATTCTCAGAATACATCTGAAGGATTAAGTGAAGGTAAGGCAGAAGCACAACCACAATCTAATGTTGCTGTCGGAACCGAAAAACCAACAAATCAACTTCAAGTTGGAGAATCTAATCAACAAACTAGAGATGCTGCTAAGCAAGAGAGAGACTTAATTAAAAAGACACTAGAATTTTAGTAATGGCATTTACAAATAAAGTTCCAGATAGATCAATACGGGTTTCATTTTATGATAACGATGGGGTTCGTGTAGATAATGTAACTAAAGATCAAGCAAAAACGATAGAGGCTGCAAGTCCCGGAAAATTATTTTATTTTCAAGACAAGAACGGTCTTCAAAGAGAACTGACAATTGAGGAAGTTTTAAAACTTACACCAGAAAAAGATTTAATCAGTAATACTGCATCAACTCGTTCTGGGTGTCCAACAGCACCTCAACCCTGTGGGCCGCCAAAAGTTCAATTTTTTGGTGGAGAAGGTGTTGGTGCTATGGCTAATGCTGTAATTAGCCCAATTTCTTCTGGGGTAATGGCATTTGATATAGTCAATCCCGGAAAAGATTATAAAAATGCTCCTTTTGCGGTTTTAGATGATGAGTGTGGTAAAGGAAGTGGCAGTTCTTTAAAAGTTATTACAGAACCTTCCGGAAAAATAGACAATATCAGTGGCAAAGATATTCTGCAAGTCAAAAATGTGATTATTAATACCCAAGGGCACGGATATTTAAGCAATTTTGATGGGAGTTTGGGGGGAAACGGAAGAACTTGGAAAGAAGCGGATGAAGGATATGTACAGACAAAAGAAGGAAAGTATTATACTGTTCCTGATGGTAAGCAACCATCAACATTAACTCCAGGAGACACTTGGAATCCTCCATTCGATCCGCCAGTGGATGTTCCGGAAGATTTTGAACCAGGAGATCCTCTTCCTCCTACACCTCCAGTTCCTCCCACACCTCCAGTTCCTCCCACACCTCCAGTTCCTCCTACACCTCCAGTTCCTCCTACACCTCCTTCGCTGACTTACAAAGTTCTTGTTTGTCTTGATGGAGTTGTTATTGATGATCCTGGGTTTAATTATAAACCTGGCGATAAAATTAAAATGATTCCTGACAATGGATCTACTTTGGAACCAATAATTAATAATAGAGGTGAAGTTATTGAAGTTAAAATCACATCAAAAGGATGTGGATTCCAAGATTTACCTCAGATTATATTAGAGTCTTCAACCGGATTTAATGCAATCATTAAGCCGATTTTAAATGTAACAAGAATCATTAATGAAGAAGAACTCCTAAATGTACCTGCCGGAGTTCCACTTGTTTCTGTTATTGATTGTGTTGGAAAAATAGCACCAAAAACTACATTTGACATAGTACCGAGATGACAAAAGCAACTAACTACGAAACTAAAGATATTCACTCAAAAGACGGAAATTTGAGATTTGGTCATATACATAAAGATCAGGTCATTTCATCCGCAATGATTCAGGGTCAAGGTGGTCTTGAATATATTACGATTGACCAAACTGACCCAAGAAAAGGTTGGATTACTTCAAGATGTAGAGGAAGATATCAGATTAAATGTGGTGATGATATACCAAAAGAGCAACCTGCATTTTGGTTAGATGCTGCAAGTGGGGATATTGTTATTTCTACCCGTGGTCGTATCCGTATGGAAGCAGAAAATATTGATATTATTGCATACGGGGAAAATACCTCTAATGGATATGTAAATATATTAGGTAAGGAGGGGGTGAATATTGAAGCAAAAACTGTAAATGTAAATGGCAACGAAAAAATGTCCATCTTTACTGATGGTTCAATGCAAATGACCGCAATGAATATATTGAAAATGTACACGGGCGATATGCAAAGTTTAACCGCATCTTCTAACCTCAAACCACCAGAACTACCTATGCTTGGTAGCATACTAAATAAAGTATTCCCATTAAACCTGTAATATAATATGGCAAGTTTTGATGATATTTTATGTCACAAACAACTTCATTCAACTAAAGAAGCATCTACTCCTGAAGCATTGGGAAAGGGAGATAATTGTATCAAGGGGTCCGCATACCTTCAAGGTCCAGTTCAGTTTGGAAATGATAAGACATTCCACCCAGAAATAGAACCAAAATTTCCTCCCCCAATACCAAAACCAGAAGCGACCGTGATGATCGGTCCCTTAAAAAACACCGACTCTCCTTTACCGACTGTTTGTGATAATTACAAATTTATTAAGAAATGGGAAATATCTCCATGTGGTGTTACTGGAATTGGTGCAGAAAAGTATGAAGAGAAACTTGCTAATCCATATTCTTTAGTTGTCAGATCTGGTCCTCACATTAGTAAAAATCAACAATGTGGTTCTGAAGGAATAAAAGAATTTTATGGGCCTGCTGCTGCAATGTTTATTGGTGACGTTGATATCTATGGATATACCCGGATAAAGGATAAATTATCTGTATGCGAAAAAGCAGATTTTAATAATGATATTGTGATAAGACAAGATGTAATTGTAGGATCTGATGTTGTAGCAAAAGGAAATATAACAGCTAAAGGAGAAGTTAAATCTCAGTGCGGTTCTCACGTATTATCTGCAAAGAAAAATTTTGATATTCCTCACCCATCAAAAGAAGGTTGGAGACTTACTCACACTTGCGTAGAAGGTCCAGAAGCAGCGGTTTATATTAGAGGTAGAGTAAAAAATAGTACAGAGATTCATTTACCTTCTTATTGGAAAGATTTTGTTGATATTCAATCAATTACAGTAAACCTGACTCCCATAGGTTCTCATCAAGACGTAATTGTTAAAAGGTGGGATGATAAGAAAGTTTATCTCCAGTCAAAAGGTGGAATGCCTATAGATTGTTTTTACTATATTATGGCAGAAAGAATTGATACTGAAAAATTAATTCCAGAGTATCAAGGAACTATTGATGATTATCCGGGAGATAATTCTCAAAGGTCTATTGCTGGATATCACTACGATGTAAAGGAGTAATAAAATGACATATTTTCCACCAGATACTCAAAATGGAACTATAGATCCATGGCCACCAACTATCATAATAAGAAATGATAGTTCATATGAATATGCCAGAAGATATGGAACTCTAGAAGATCCCCCAGATCTGGGAAGTATAGCAACTGGCAAATTTGCAATATTGGGAATTGCTACAAGTCCAACATTCTTCAAATCAATTGATATCCTCCCCTCAATTGGAAGTAGTGTTACTCAGTATGTTTCTGTTCATTCTGAACCTACTTTATATGATGCTTCTCTATTAAAAGTTTGGCATTTTAGGGCGGATTCTTTAATATCAGATGCTGAGTATGAGTTTGGTCACTCTTTCACTAGAGGATCTACAGATAACTCATATGGATTTTATTATGGAAGTAATGTTGGAGTTGCTACAACAGGATATTGGGGAGTTTTTATTGATGATGAAGTTTCTAATTATTTTGATGACCTGGTATTAGTTGGAAGAACTGTGCCAATAAAGATTAATAATACCATTACTCCTATTGTTCAAATATTCAATAATAATGATAAGAGTGGATTATATGTTCAAGGAAACGTGGATATTGGGGGAAACTTAAAGGTTGGTGGGTCAGGAGATATTGATTCAACTCTTAATGTTGGTGCCAGATTAACTGTAGAATCTGGTGGATATGGTGTCACAGGAAATTCAAATATTACAGGAACTTTGAATGTTACTTCAACAGTAACAGCACCAACTTTTGTTGGAAATGTTACTGGAACTGCAAGTGGTAATAAATTACTTGCTGCTTTTGATATTCCTCATGTAAAGAAAAAAGGAAAAAGAATTCGCCATATTATTACAGAAGGTCCTGAAGCGGGAATTTATATTAGAGGAAAACTTAAAGATTCTAATGTGATAGAACTTCCCGAATATTGGGATGGTTTAATTGACCCAGAAACAATCACGGTATCTTTAACTCAAATTGGATATTCGCAAGATTTGATTGTCGATAGAATTGAGTGGGGTAAGAAAATTATTATTCGTTCTGGTGTTGGTGCGAATATTGATTGTTATTATGAAGTTTGGGCAGCAAGGTGGATTAATCCTATGGATCACAGTGAAGAATTGCATGTTGTTTATGAAGGAGAAACGCCAGATGATTATCCAGGAAATAACGATAGTTTCCTAGTTGGAGGATGGGACTATGATAAGAGGAATCCTCAATGGTCTTGACACCAGGACCTGACCATGCTATGATACTGTGGTAATCACGAAACTGCCTGAATGCAAGATGAATACCTGACACGATGCGTGATTGATCCTATTAAACGAACAGTCTATCTGTATTCCAGCGAAGGAACAGAAAAGCAAGTAGAGTGTGATACTGTTGATGAGTTTATGAATGTACTAATGTTTGTTCGTGCAACCGTGAGTGAAGATATACTCTCATATGCAAATCCGCTTTAATTTCCATTTTAGGTCGAAAAAATTCCCGGCAAAAAATTGCTCCTATTAGATTTTTCAAAAAGTATGAATCCTTACAGAATTAACTACAAATCTCTAAAAGAAGAACCAGTAAAGACAACTCCAGAAAATGTTAAGGAATCAAATGAAGGATTATTTTACTCTAAAATGAATCTTCCACAAGCAGCAAAGCATTGTGGAATGAGTCAAAAGGAAATGAAATTGACTTTTTTTGAGTTTTTAAAGTATAATCCAGTCACATATAAAGCATAAATACCCAAAAAAGGAAGGTCTTCTATGAAGTACCGTATAGATACAAAGTATTGCTGGTACAATAAAGGAACTCAAATCGTTCTTATGTACTTCATAAACAACATTCCTTTTACTTTTGACGAACTTCCCGACGAATCAATATACGACTTGAGTTTAATAGAAGTAGCAGATAAAGAAAGGCAATATGATCCAGAACATCTTTTTCTTTCCTCATTTTATCTCATAGACGAAGAATGTCATCCTTTGTTATTTGAATTAGATTTAGAAAATCCCGAAATGTTACCTAAAGATTAAAATGTCATTGTTATCAAAAAAAGACCGAAATCTTGCACTTGAGGCATTAGATTTCTATCTCTTCAATAAGAAATTTGATTTTACTGAAGAGAAAAGAATGGAAGTCAATGCTCTTATTAATTGGATTAAATTGGAACAATATAAAAATGAAAATTAATTTGTGGTGGTGTGAATCTATGAAGAAATGGAGATGGACACTAATTGATGATTATAGACCTATTGTTAAACAAGAATCTGGACAACAACCAGATCTTCGTCTTGCTATGAACGATATTGCAAATACAGTAGAATATATTATCAGCAAGCAAAATGACCCCTTAAACGAAGAGTGATGTTGACTTATAAGACCTCCGAGCAATCGGGGGTTTTCTTGTGAATAAATAACTCATAACGGAAACTATAAGTACTAATAAGATGGGTCTCTCACGTCTCGATAATTTTTTGAAGTCCGCAAGAGGAACTATTCTTTATGTTGATCCAAACAGTCTTGATTCAACTGACAGCATTGAAAACTCAGGAAATAGTTTAACGAGACCTTTTAAAACTATTCAAAGAGCCTTAATTGAAGCAGCAAGATTTTCATATCAACGTGGTCCAGATAACGATAGATTTAATAAAACAACAATTCTTCTATACCCTGGCGATCATATTGTAGATAATCGTCCAGGATATATTCCTACTGGTTCCGGTACTTTTTCTTCTAGAGATGGTTCTACTGGTCTTTCGGATTTAGTTCAATGGGATTTGGATACTAGATTTGATTTGACAGTATCTGATAATACACTATACAAATTGAATTCCATTTATGGTGGGGTTATTATTCCTCGTGGAACCTCAATTGTTGGTATGGATCTTCGTAAGACTAGAATTCGTCCTACGTTTATTCCAAATCCAGAAAATGACAATATTGACAGATCTTGTGTTTTCCGCGTAACTGGCTCTTGCTATCTGTGGCAATTTACCCTTTTGGATGCAGATCCCAATGGAATCTGCTATAAAGACTATACGACAAATACATTTGTTCCTAATTTTTCTCACCATAAACTCGCTGGTTTTGAATATGCAGATGGAGTAAATGGAGTTGAAATTAATGACGATTTCCTTAATGGAGGAAATGCAATTTCTACAACCAGAACTGATCTGGATATGTATTATGAAAAGGTTGCGCGTGTTTATGGTCCTTCTTCTGGTAGAGAGATTGTTCCTGATTATGGTGACGGAGTAATTGATATTCAACCTGTTATAGACGAATATCGTATTGTTGGAACCAAAGGAAGATCAGTAGGAATCAGTAGCATCAGGTCAGGAAATGGTTCTACCGCAACAACTACAATTACAGTTGATCTTGCCGAGGCAATTGAAGACTTAAGTGTAGATAGTCCTATTCAAATTTCTGGCGTTAGTGCTGCGGGATATGATGGACAGTATGTAATTTATAGCGTTCCAAGTACTACTCAAATAACATATCAAGTCCAATCTCCACCTAAAAATGCACTTCCGGGCATTTCTGGTGCAACTTTAAATCTTACGATAGATACTGTTACTTCATCTTCTCCATATATCTTTAACATATCCTTACGTTCTGTTTATGGAATGTGCGGATTGCTTGCGGATGGTGATAAATCAACTGGATTTAAATCAATGGTTGTTGCTCAATATACTGGTATTGGGCTTCAAAAGGACGACAATGCGTTTGTGAAGTATGATTCTTTTGCTGGAGATTATGAAGATTCTACTACTGTAAGCAATCTTCATACAGATTCAAACTCAAGATTTAAACCGGAATATGAAAATTTCCACATTAAAGCAACTAACGATGCTTTCTTACAATTAGTTTCTGTTTTTGCAATTGGTTATGCTCAACATTTTGTGGCAGAAAGTGGTGGTGATATTGCAATTAATAACTCAAATTCAAATTTCGGAGCAAAATCACTAGTATCTTATGGATTCAAGAGAAATGCATTTGGTCAGGATGATTATGGATATATCACACATATTCTTCCACCAAAAGAAATTGAATCTGATGCTGTTAGTATTGAATTTAATTCTTTAGATGTTGGATTAACTACTTCCAAATCTGTAGGTGCAGCAACAACTAGCAGTCTTTATATCTACAATGAGACTGACCAGAATATTCCACCAAGAGTAATTATTGATGGATATCATATTGGTGCAAAAGAAAATGAACTCTTGACAGTTGAAGTTTTCCAAAATGGATTTACTACATCATATTCTTCAAGAGTAGTGATGCCTACTGGAACTTATAACTCAACTCAATCCTCATCAGAAAAAGTATTTACCGTAGGAAGAAGTTCCGCTGGAATTAACACTATTGTTTCAAATACCCTTACTCTTACTCAACCCCATTCCTTTATAAATGGAGAATCAATTCGTATTCTTGCTGATAATGGACATTTACCTGACGGATTAAATTCAAATCAAACCTACTATGTAATCACCAAAGATTCTGCAACAGGAATTGGATCTGATCAAATTCGTATCGCTCAAACATTGAGTGATGCTCTCAATGGTTCTTCTTCCGGAAGTGCAATTCAGATTAACAATAAAGGAGGAACCTTAAGTATTATAAGTAGAGTCTCTGATAAAAATGCAGGGGATATTGGGCATCCAGTACAGTGGGATACTAGTGGAAATTGGTATATTAATGTTGCAACAGCAACAAATGGAATTTATGATGCCATGAATTCTTTGGGTGTTGCTGGATTAGGAAATGCAACCACAAGAACTTATGTAACTCGTAAACCTGATTCTAGAGGATTAATTGATACCCTTTATAGAGTTCGTTATGTTTTACCAAAAGATTCCCCAATTACATCAAGACCTCCTATTGATGGATATATTCTTCAAGAGTCTAATAATATTATTGGAACTGGATCGGATGAAATTTCGCAACTTTACAATACTTCCGGATCTATTTCAAATTCCACAATATTAAGAAATCCAAAATTTATTGCGGATGCCTCTTGGTCTTCCAATGTAGTGACAATTACTTCTGAATTGCCACACGAATTAAGTGTTGGTGATCAAGTAGAAATTGATAATATATTGCCAGCACTGTATAATGGAACTTACAGTGTCACTTCTATAATTGACAGGAAAAAATTTACTTACACTTTAACTTCCAGTCCAGGAACATTTGCAAGTAACACTTCAGCAAGAGATGAAGATCTTCCGTATTTTAGAAGAAAAAGATATACAAAAACTTATCAAGTTTATAGAACTCAAGAAATTCAATCATATATTCCAAATTCACAAGACGGAATATATTACTTAACTCTAATCAACCACTCAAATTATCCAACAGTAACTCCTTTTAGGGAACTAGGATTTGCGCAACCAGTTGAAAATCTTTATCCACAATCAAACAACGACAATCCAAAATCCGATCCAGATTCATCAGTTTCTCACGCATTACCTGATCCTATCGGAAAGGTTGTAATTGATGACCCACAAAATAGTATTACCAAAGAAACGTTAGAATCTTTTATTGTTGGATTTGGAATTACTAATATACAATCCACAAGTGGAACTTCCCACACAATCTTTACTACAATTGATCATGGATTCTCTGGAATCACTTCAGTCAGTATTGTAAGTGGTGGAACTGCATATGGTAATGGTTCCTCAGGAAGTCTTTATAACGCACAATTAGTTGGATTTGCTGGATCAACTACTGGTTCAAATGCCACTGCAAAAATTACAGTCAATGGTTCTGGATCTATTACTAATGTCAAAATTATTGATAGTGGTTCTGCCTATGGCATAGGAAATACCCTAAGAGTTGTTGGAGTCGCAACAACTTCAGGATTTGTTGAGGGTGTTGTTACAGTTTCTGCGATCACTAATAATATTGGAGACACTATTCAGATTTCGGGAATTTCCTCAGCATCTAATTCCGATTACAATACTCTTTATAGAATTTCTGGAATTTCAACTGGAAAACCAAAAGAAATTACTGCAGTATCCGCAAATACTGTTTCGGCATTTTCCGCATCTGGATTGGGATTAACCGTAACATCTAACGCAGAGTATATTCCAACAGGAAAAGCTATCGGAATATCTACATTCCTTTATGATTCAGTGACTGGACTCGCCACCGTTGGATTTACAACAAGCCACGGATTTTTAGTTAACAACAAAATAAGAATTGGTGGTGCAAATGAATTAACATTTAATAAAGATTTTATCGTTAAAAATATCAATAGTCTCACTTCAGTAGTCGCTAATATTGGAGTTGCAGTAACAAATACACCAACAGGTGATTTGTATGCTTATCGTCCAATTTTCACTTCTTATGGTGGAGATTTAACTAAAGATACAGAAAGTACTTCTGGGCGTTTAAATTATGAGTATGCAGGAGTTACTGCTATTCTTAAAACCTCATATTTTACTGAGTATTCAGACCAGTTAACTAATCTTGAAATTGCAAATGCGGTTTCTCTTGGATTAAATCTCGGAGACTATTTGCTTATTAATAATGAGGTCTTTAGAATTAGAACTGCTGTTACTTCAGATTCGGTTTCAATCTTTAGGTCAATTCTTGGTTCTCCTAGACAATCTCATATTTCTGGTTCTGTAGTACGCAAGATTAAGGTATATCCCGTTGAACTCCGTCGCAACTCTATTATTCGTGCTTCGGGACATACCTTTGAATATCTTGGATTTGGTCCAGGTAATTATTCTACTTCATTACCCGAAAAACAAAATCGCATTCTATCCAGTTCAGAAAAATTCTTAGCACAGGCAACAAAATCTGATGGAGGTATTGTTGTTTATACCGGAATGAATAGTGATGGAGACTTCTTTGCGGGCAATAAGAAAATTAACTCTGCCACAGGAAAAGAAGAATCTTTTGATACTCCAGTTCCAACAATTACTGGGGAAAAAGAATCAAATTCTATTGTAAATATTACAGATACTCAAAAATTATTTGTAGAGTCTTCATTAAAAGTTGAAGGCGGAAAGGATAAAAATTCAATATCAGAATTTGATGGTCCTGTTATTTTCAACAATAAAGTCACTTCAAACTCTGATATTGAAGCAAATTCAATACTTCTTCAGGGAGAAGAGAAGGTATCTAGAAAAATTAGTATATCAAATGAAGAACCAACAATTTCTTCAACCTATGGAGATATTATTTTCAACTCCGAACCAAGCAAATATGACTTTATTGGTTGGACATATGTAACAGAAAATAAATGGGAACCATTTGGTTTTGTTGGTGGTCAAGGCGTAGGAATTTCTTCCGGTGGGGATTATGTTGGATTTGCAACTCTCGTAGATCTTGTTGCAATTGGATTTACATTTAATGTAGATTATGACAATAATACTGGAATAAGTACTCTTACTTTTGATGCAGATCCAAGAGTTGCTATTTCCACCGGAGCATTGAATACTATCCTAGGAAGAGTACAACAATTAAACTTTGTTGGAGCAGGAATTACTTTAACTGGAGACAGTACCAGTGGTATTGCAACTATCAATATTCCTGTAGTGGCTGTTGGAGGGACAATTGCAGGAACTCCCTATAATTCTCTTCAGTGGAATGATAATGACAAGTTTTCTGGAGTTCCTATTACAATATATGACGATATTAATAATTTATTAGTTTTTGGTGATTATAGTTCATACGTCAATACTGATATCTCCAAGTCAATAGTCTTTAATAATGCAGGTAGTGTAGGATTTGCGTGTACTTTACCAACTGCAAAAATTGAAATTGTTGCAGATAATGAAACTTCTATTTACATCAGATCAACAAGTGGAAGTGACATTATTAAAGTTGAGAATACTTCCGACGATACTACGCCATTTATTATTGACGCAAATGGAAATGTTGGTATTAACACGGGAGCAACAATTGCTCCACTTGATGTATTTGGAAATGCTGCTGTTACTGGTCAGATCCGAATTTACAAATCGGATAGAACCAATTATATTGGATTAGGTGTAAGTTCTCTAGCCTCAGATCTTAATTTTACGCTTCCAAATTCATATGGTTCTTCCGGACAAGTTCTTTCTACATCTGGTTCAGGAGTTCTTATCTGGAAACAAACATCTAACCAAGAAGTAGTTGCTGGTGCCGGTATTACAATTACATATGTAACGGTAGGAACCGGACTTACAGTAGCAACAATTAGCAATTCTGGCGTGAAGAGTTTGTCTGCAGGTAGTGGTATTTCTATTACTGGAACAGAAGGAAACTATACAATTACAGCAACTCGCGATGCATCACCATATCCATATACAACTACTGGATTTGGAATGATTATTTAATTTCCATCTTCTTTAATTGCTACAATATTGTAGGCTCCACAAATGGCACTAAACGTTTGACCTGGAGCCAAAAATATTTCCAAAGGCAATGCAACCGAAAGAGAAAATCCAGAAATATTATCTACAGAGAAAAGCCACCTTCTAAAACCTCTTCTGGTTTTAGTAAACTCCACTTCTGTTACAGGTAATCTGATGGCTGCATTTTGTGTACTTAAAGTTGCTCTTGGATTTAGGTTATATCCTTTAGCAAACCACCATCTCCAAAGAGTAAATGGAGACCAGAAGTAATCTCCATAGAATGCGTTAGCACAAGCAATATTTTTTCCAATAGATTCTACATCAGATTCAGATATACTAATTCCTGCCCAATTCATAGTAATATCTCCATTTACAGTGGAATCCATAAAATTAATTACAATTCTCACATTTTGTCCAGTGTTATTTGTATATGTTGGATTACTATTTCCACTCAATACTTGTGATGCCATATAAATTCTCTGAATGATTTTTTATTATTTATAAATAACTAAAACAGGTAGGCGCTCTCCACCTATGGCAATTCAAAAGAACTTTGTCATCAAAAATGGATTAGAGGTCAATAGTAATCTTATTTTTGCTGATACAAATTCCAATAAAGTTGGTATTGCAACAACTTCTCCGCAATATACTTTGCACGTTAATGGGGGAATAGGAGCAACTTCTTTAAATGTAACTGGAGTTTCCACAGTTAATTCATTAAGCATTAACGGCACTTTAAGTGTAGGGAATAGTACTGGAACAAGTAATCAATACTTAGCATCCATCGGAACTGGTGTAACCTGGAAAAATGTAGTAGTTCCAAGAACATCCACTGTTTATTCTGCAGGTATTGGTTCTACTTCATTCTCCGCATCATATTCTGTAGGGTTAATTGATGTGTATATAAATGGAGTGAGATTAGTTCCTCCACCATCTTCTTATGCAGAATTTACTGCGTCTAACGGAACTTCCATACTATTGAATGATCCTTGTTTTGGTGGTGAAATTGTAGAATTAGTTGTTTATAATTCACTCTAAGAGGAACTTAAAATGGCACAAAAAAATAGAGAACTTTCACAATTTAGTTCCTTTTTAGAGGTTGATAATTCTAATCAAAATATTGGAATTGCTACTACAGCAACTCCTTATATTGGAATTGGAACTACAAATCCATCCGCAAAACTCACTGTTGTAGGTGATACAAATATTTCTGGAATTATTTCTGCTTCCGGATATTATCTAAATGGAATTCAATTAGTAAGTGCTGCACTTCAAACTTGGGAAATTTCCGGATCTGATGTATACAGAAGTGCTGGAAATGTTGGTATAGGAACCACAATACCTGCAGCGAAACTTCAGGTTATTGGAAATATCAATTCAACAACATATACTTCTACTGTTTCAACAGGAACTGCACCATTAGTTGTAAGTTCTACAACTCAAGTAAGCAATCTAAATGCATCACTTTTAGCGGGAAAATCTGCACCTTCCGGAGATCTTGTAGGTACTAGTGATGAGCAAACTCTTACTAATAAGACTCTAACAAGTCCAAAAATATCTTCAATTATTAATGGTACTTTCACTTCAACATTACCATCAGTAAATGGAACTTTAGTTAGTACCGGATCTACTGGAGTTGTGACCTCCAATATGATTGCAGATTTGAATATTGTAAATGCAGATGTGGCAGTTGGTGCAGCAATTACTTACGGCAAATTATCGCTTTCCAATTCTATTTTAGCATCAGATATTGTAACTGGTGCCGGAATTACTTATGGCAAATTAAATCTAACAGGATTTGTTACCAATTCTGATATTGCCACTAACGCGGGAATTTCAACTGGAAAATTATCTGCATTTACTATTTCTGGAGTTCCTCTTGGAAGTAATCTTGCAACATTAACTTTTGGAACTTATATGACTGGCACTTCTTATAATGGAAGTACTGGTGTTACTATTGCAACCAATGCAACTAACTCAAATACACCATCAACTATTGTTGCTAGAGATGGAAGTGGAAACTTTACTGCAGGGACGATTACTTGTACGGATTTAAATTCAACTTCGGATATTAATTTGAAGAAGAATGTTGAAACATTTGAAAATTCGCTATCTGTTATTTCACAATTGAGAGGAGTCAATTTTACTTGGAAATCAAATGATAAGCAATCTATCGGTGTAATTGCACAAGAACTTGAGGAAGTTCTTCCCCAATTAGTTGCTACTTCAGATAATAAGTCTGTAAATTATAATGGTCTAATTGGTGTTTTGATTGAAGCAGTAAAAGAATTATCTGCAGAGGTTGATCAACTTAAGCAACAACTAAATAAGTAAAAGCCGAGTGTAAACGAAGATGGCGATTAAGATTAATAATAATACAGTTATTGATGATAGTCAAAATTTTATTGGCGTTGGTCTGACTCTTACTGGGCCCATTTACATTAGTGGTTCTCCAGGTTCTTCTGGTCAAGTTATTAAATCTACTGGTTCTGGTCTTCAGTGGGCAGATGATAATACTGGAGGTGGAGGAGCTGGAGGATCTGGGTCTGGTTCTTTTGATTCTGGAATTACAACGTCAGTATTTGTTTCTGTAACTTCAGGTATTGCAACAGGTATTGGAACCGCAGGTATTTCCACCGCATTATCGCAAACTACCCGAAATAATGATATTTTTATTGGACCAGGAATTGCATTTTCTTTTCCAAGTACTGTAGGCGTCAAGTATGTAATAGAATCAATACATTTGACAAATACTTTCGCAAATGAACTTTATGTTTCAGGAAGACAAGATTATAATGGAGGAAGAAATATTCCAATTGCAAATAAAGTTATAGTACCTTATCAAGGTGCAACCGAACTACTAGAACAACCTGCAATTGCTTCTCCTTCAGACATTATTCGCCTCCAAGCATTTACTGGAATTGGTTCAACTGCATCTGGTATTGATGGTGGTATTGATGGATTTATAGTATACTCCAGAAAATCCGATACCAAGTATGTTGGAATTGGTTCAACAGTTACAAATGCATCTGGTCAAGAAATTTATACTGCATCCACATATCAAACAGTATTACAATCTATACGATTAGTCAATTACAATAATAATATAGATGTTGATACTTCAGTATCCATTTATAGGGGAGGAACGGTAGGTGGCATTTTAACTACGGGCGTAAGGCAAGGATACTTAGCATACAATTTAACAGTGCCAAGGAATAGTACAGTTGAAATTTTAGAACAACCAAAATATCTTGCAATTAGAGACTCAATTGTTGTTGGTGCGGCTGCATCTAATTCAATTGCAATTCACATCGCTGGATTGGGTTATACATAATATAACGATTTAAAAATGGAGTGATTATGTCGGTATTAATTGCAATGCCTTGCTATGGTGGTATGGTTAGCGATAAGACTGCAAAGGGTCTTTTTAATCTTGGAAAAGAATTAAGAACTGCAGGAGTAGATCACGGATTGATTACCATTGCCAACGAAAGTCTTGTCACAAAAGCGAGATCTAGAATTGCCAATTTCTTTATAAACAATACAGAATATGAATACATTCTGTTTATTGATTCTGATATTGGATTTACTCCAGAAGATGTATTTAAATTGTTTCAAAGTAATAAAGAAATTACTTGTGGAGCATATCCAATGAAGGGTATTCCTCTTCGTTATAATTATAATATCTCTAAACCAGAGGTGAAAGATGGTGATCTAATTAAGATTGAAAACATTGGATTTGGATTTGCTCTGATTCATCGTAAGGTTTTTGAGAGTATTATCTCTAAATATGGAGAAGAGTTAAAATATTATCCACCAACGAATAATAGTTCTTATCCTCCTACAGAAAAAGAATATCATAATTCTTATCATTATTTCTTAGAATTGAAAAAAGATATGAACTATCTACCAGAAGATTTTTCATTTTTTGAAAGAGCAGGAAGCGTTGGATATGATGCTTGGTTAAATACTACTATAAGATTGGCACACGTCGGTTCTCACGTATATCAGGAAGAGTAATTAAATGGCAAGCGGAGTTTTCGGTCTTAAGAAGATTTACAAAAGACAAGTTGAAAATGTAATTAATAACAACTTCAACAGTTGGACTGAAGACTTCACTGATGCTTATATTATTGCCGGAAATAGGCCATCAAATGCCTCCCAAACATCTATAATAAAATACTCATACTTTTCTAACTCCAGTGTTATTCTTCCCTCAGCATCTAATATTTCTCCCACTTGTGGGTTATCTAATGCATTTGGAGTATCAAATGATACCTATGGGTATTATGCTGCAGGAACAAATAGTAATAGTAATGTAGTATCAAGACTTGATTTTTCTACAGACCTATCATCTTTACCAGGCAAAAATTTACCAACGGTTGTTGATTATGGTGGGTCAATATCAAGAATTGATTTTGGATATGGTTATTTTGTTGGTGGACAAAATGGAACACTACCAAATCCAAATGAAATTTCAACAATTACAAGATTAGATTTTGCAACAGAAACTATATCTCCTACAACAAATCTTCCCACATCCTTATTCCAAATAAGGGCATTCAATGGTTCTACTTATGGATATGCAATAGGAGGAACTGATCCTACCAATACAGCAAAAAATACAATTTATCGTTTAGATTTTTCAAATGATACTTTGGCAATTTCTCTTCCATCCAAAAATTTTGCTAGTAATAGATCAGGATCTTGTGTTAATGAAAGTCCACTGTATGGGTATGCAGTTTCGGGGCAAAATGTAAGTACTATAGAGCGTCTTGATTTTGCTTCAGAAACAGTTTCTGCATTATCTTCACTATCAGCAGGACCTGGATCTAGTGGATCTTATTTCTCATCTTTATCTGATGGATATGTACTAGCAAATGCTGCTTCTGGCGATTTTTCTAGATTAGATTTTTCCAATGAAACTGTACAACTTTCTCTTGGAATTGTTGAAGCCAGAGAAAAATCATCTTGTGTGAGTGCCAGACATAAAACATACAATAAAAATACAAATACTTTTATGTATGCAAACAGAGGCACCCAAGGTGGGGAAATAGATAAGTTGTCCTATCAAACAGAAACCTGGACAACTAACCTTGATGCTACTGCCCAAGAACAATCGGAAACAAGTGGAGCATCAACAAATTCTTATGGGTATATTTTTGGTGGGAAAAAGGGAACCGGAACAACTACATTGATTTCAAGATTGGATTTTTCAAGTGATACTCTTACTTCTGGAGCAAAAGAGGATAAGTCTAAACTTTCTATAATTCTCCCTTCCACCTCATCTACAACACAATTTGGAACAACCCAAACAAATTCTTATGCATACATAATTGGTGGATCAAATCCAGGATCTTCATCTATTTGGAGAATGGATTTTTCAACGGATAGTCTTGTTCCAAGTGGAATTTATCCACAATCAAGAACAAATATACGTTCGGTAAAAAGTGCAACAACATCATATCTTAATTTTGGTGGCGGTTCTATAAGTACAATAATGCGATTAAATTTTTCATCAGAAACTCTAAGTACATCACCGACGAATTATCCTATTGCTCTTATTCAAGACGTGGCTGCAACTGCAACTTCTGCAAATTATTCTTATGGGTATTTTCTGGGTGGTCGTAATCCTGGAGCATCTCCAAATGTTGTCAGTTCAATTTATAGATTAGATTTTACAAACGAAACATTTACTCTATCTTCAAATAGTGTTTCGAGTAGTGGTAATAGTATTGGAGGATATGCCTATAATGATATGTATGGATATTTTAATGTATTACAAAGTGGACAATCTTCTTTATTCCGAATGGATTTTGGGACAGAATTACTTACGACACAAGCACCATCTCCATCAAACAGACAAAGCGGTGTTGCTTACACTAATTCAAATGTATAATCAAATGAATAAATATAAAAAGGAGTTATACTCCAAAGAATTCTATATTGAAATCTAATGGCACAAGGAGTATTTTCGCTACTGGAAGTTAGGTCAGAGCAAGTTAGTAATGTAGCAAATAATAACTTTTCTTCTTGGCCTGAAGGTGCTACTTATGGTTATTATGGGGGTGGTGCTGAAGTTCCTACTCGTATAAACACCATTACCCGTATTGATTTCTCTAATGAAACTATCAGTGACCCTGGCAAGAACTTACCTACAATAAGAAGTTCTCCGACAGCATCTTCAAGTAGTTCCTATGGTTACTTTGGTGGAGGTCTAACTGGTCCTACTACTTACTTAAACACCATTACTCGTATTGATTTCTCTAATGAAATAGTTAGTAATCCTGGTAATAACTTTCCTTCAACAAGAGCATCATTTGCAGCAGTCTCAAATAGTTTTTATGGTTATTTTGGGGGTAGCTCCACGTTTGTTGATATAAACACCATTACCCGTATTGATTTCTCTAATGAAACTATCAGTGACCCTGGCAAGAACTTACCTGCAGAAACAAGTAGACTTGCATCAGTCTCAAGCAGTTCTTATGGTTACTTTGGTGGTGGATTTTCTCCTACTTCTCCTACTACTGCCGTAAACACTATCAGTCGCCTTGATTTTTCTAATGAAACAGTTAGTAATCCTGGCAAGAACTTTTCTTCGACAAAAAGCGAATTTGCAGGAACCTCAAGTAGTTCTTATGGTTACTTTGGCGGTGGTTCTGGTTCTATAAGCACTATCACCCGTCTTGATTTTTCTAATGAAACAGTTAGTGATCCGGGAAAGAATTTGCCTTCAGTAAGAGAAGATATTGCAACATCCCAAAATAATTCTTATGGTTATTTTGGTGGTGGTTTTAGTCCCGCCCAAATAAACATAATCAGTCGTCTTGATTTTTCCAATGAAACCGTTAGTGATCCAGGAAAGAATTTGCCTTCAGCAAGAAATAATTTAACAGCACTCTCTGGAGGAGCATCTACGTTTAGATTGAATAAAAGTTATGTATATTTTGGTGGCGGAGATAATTTAGGACTTAATGTTGTCAAATTGGATGTTTTTTCTGAAACAACGTCAACACTTTTGAGTACTCTTGATCAAAGTAAAGAAGGATATTCTGCAGCATCAAGCAATTTTTATGGATATTTTGCTGGAGGTGGTCCGTCTTTAATTAGTACAGTTAATCGTTTAGATTTTTCAAACGATTCAATTAGTTTGCCAGGAAACAATTTTCCTTCAAATAGAGGTTTTGTTGGAGCAACAGCAAGTAATTCTTATGTATATTTTGGTGGGGGAAATAATAACCTTAATACAGTTGTTCGTTTAGATTTTTCAAACGATTCAATCAGTTTGCCAGGAAAAAATTTATCCGCATCTAGGGGATCTTTGGCTACAGTATTTAATTCTTCTTATGGTTATTATTGTGGAGGACAGATTCCATCGGGATCAACTACTATCAATACCATTGATAGGATTGATTTTTCAAATGAAACTACGAGTCTTCCTGGAAACAATTTACCTGTGCAAACTTTTGATCTTGGGGCAGCATCAAGTAATTCCTATGGATATTTTGCAGGTGGAGATGGAACTCCATTAAATACAAACTTAGTAAGTCGTCTTGATTTTTCAAACGAAACCTTAAGTCTTCCTGGAAAAAATTTAGCAGTAGCAAAAGATGGATTATCTGGTTCTTCTGGCGGTACTAATTATGCTTATTTTTCTGGAAGTGTCACTCCAAGTTCATCACTGATACAAAGATTGGATTTTTCTACCGAAAGTATAATTGATATTTCGGAAAGATTTCCGATTGCTGGGGGGCATATGGGAGCAACTTCAAACTCAAACTAAATAAAACACTTACATCATAATCATATGAAATCTGGAGCAACTGAAAGTTCTTTTCATTATCTTTCAAAATTTTATAATATACCCGAACAAGTTCATATCTCAAGATCCGCAGAAGATTTAGTAACATCTGCAAAACCAATCAAAATTCTCTGGGCACACGATAATTGTGATCAACCAATTCATTATCGTCTTCCAGAGTTATCTCAACATATCAATGCAATTGTTTGCTTATCTGATTGGGAAAGAAATCAGTATATCAAATTTAACAGAGCACCAGAAGAAAAGTTGACTGTAATTTATTATGGTCTGGATGAGATGTTTGTACCTTCATCTAAACCAAAATCAAAAACTGCAATTTTCTTTTCTGCACCCCATAAGGGAATTGCACCACTTCCAAAAATCTGGAAGCAAGTCATCAAACAACATCCAGACGCTCAGTTAAAAGTATTCTCCTCAATGTCACTATATGAGAATGCTGGAAATTATGAAGAAGAAACCGAAGAATTCAAGGAAGCAATAAAAGAACTCCAATCTCTACCAAATGTTCTTTATTCTCCTTGTATTGAAAGAGAAGAATTAGTAACTCATATTCAAGATGCTGCATTCTTTGTTCACCCGAATGTATGGGAAGAAACTTTCTGCCTTTCCTTAGCAGAAGCAATGGCATGTGGATGCTATCCAATTACCAGTGACATTGGAGCACTTTCAGAAGTTTCTTTTGGAAGAGGTAAGTATGTTCCAATGACCGGAGAAAATACTCCTTCTGGATGGAAACCTTCTCCAAAGTTTATTAATGAATTTGCACAAGAGGTTTCTAGATGTTTTGATTTCTTTGAAAAAGAACCTGAAACATTTTACAAAGCAACCAAAGATCTTTCCGAACTTACAAGAGAAGTTTACGATTGGAAGAAATCTGCAGTTATTTGGAAAGATCTGGTGAATATTATTCAACAAAAAGAGACTCCATTTAATGACGACTGGATTTTTAATCAAGTATATCATCAGAATGAATATGGAATAGATTCCTTTTCTTCAGAAGATGTTGTAATTGATATTGGATCACACAAAGGATTTTTTGCAAAACTTTGTATGGATAAAGGTTGCAAACAAATTCATTGTTTTGAACCCGAAGAAAAAAACTTTGGAGCACTTGTAAATAATCTAAAAGATTATAAGTATTTTCAACCATATCCATTTGCTGTTTTAGATAAAAGGAGAAAGAAAAAGTTTGTAATTGTTCCTGGAACTAATACTGGAATGCATTCTTTTTACCAAAAGAATGGAATTGAAACTGAAATTAATTGTATAGGTCTTGATGATATTCTAATAAACTTTCCAAAGATATCTTTACTTAAAATAGATGCAGAAGGTTCTGAATTTGAGATTCTAATGAAATCAAAACTTCTATTTAAAGTGGAAAAGATTGTTGGTGAATATCACGATGATCTAACAGATAAAACTTCAAAGGAATTATTTGAATTCTTGGAATCAAAGAACTTTATAATTAAACAAGTGAAACCTTATAATTCTACTTCAGGATTTTTCTGTGCGGAAAATACTCATAAATAACAAAAGATATTACAAAAATGAAAGAGACTATGACAAATAACTATGAAGCAATTGCTCTTGCAACTTCCAAAGAAGTTCTTGATGATAAGAATGACTTTATGTTCAAAGTGCTGAATGAAGCAAATCGTTGGGCAGAAAGTGAAGTTGAACTTGCTCAAGGAAGATCTGATTTCCAGATTGAAAAGTTTATTATTCACGATAACTTCACGATTCCTTCTGCATTCAAAGCAGCAATCGTCAATCGTCGTAGTGTAGCAGAAGGTCTTCTACAACAAATTATAGAAGCAAAAAGAGTCGCAAGAGAGTTTCATTATAAGTGGGAAGGAAAGGATAAAACCCAACCAATCTGGTGGAAAACCCGTGATGGTGGTGAAGAACTCTGTTGGTATGATATTGATGAATTCCATTTTCATCGTATGCTAGAAAACATCAATCGTGGATTCAAAGCATCTGTAGAAGAACTTGAGTGTTTTGATAAACTTATCAGTCGTCTGGTGGAATTGAATGGTAATCAATTAGTTTCAAGAGATCAGTATAATCAAGATCAACCAAACTATTGGGAGAGAAGACTTGCTAACCAGTCTCTGGATGATCTACTTGCGGCAAGAACTGGTGTCAATGCTGGTAATATTCGTTCCATGAGACGCGCAAGTGCCCCTACAGTACTGACCGATGATGTCAATCGTACAAAGGGATCATTTGGTGATCCTAACAACCCTCTTGAGTTCCTGAACTCTCTTCAGGAAAGTGTTGCTGCTGGCATTCAAGAGATTACTGGATTAGATCAAGCACTTCTTCGTGGTATTGAAGAGAAAGAAGAAGCAAAACAAATTACAAGTTCATTATTCAATCAAGACCTTAAAATAAAGGAATAATCAATGGCTGGAATTACCACTTACTATACTCCACCAAATCGTATTGGAGATGTATTCGGTTTAGCAACTATATATGAAAGACAGTTGCAAAATATAGAAAGTGGTAATTTTTACTATTGGAATGAAAGTGCGACTTATGGTTATTATGGCGGCGGCCCCAGTTTAAACACTATCAGTCGTCTTGATTTTTCAAACGAAATTGTTAGTGATCCCAATAATAATCTACCTTCAATAAGAAATGAATTTGCTGCAACCCCAAGTAGTTCTTATGGGTATTTTGGAGGAGGTACTAATCCAGCCAGTCCCACTATTATAAACACTATCAGTCGTCTTGATTTTTCAAACGAAACTGTTAGTAACCCCAATAAAAATTTACTAGTAGGAAGAAGAAACTTAGCTTCAACTGCAAGTAGTTCTTATGGTTATTTTGGCGGTGGAGATTCTTTAGCAGATCCATCCACAAATACCATTAGTCGTCTTGACTTTTCAACCGAAACTGTCAGTGATCCTGGAAAAAATTTACTCTCAGATAGAAATGGATTAGCAGCAACATCAAGTAATTCTTATGGTTATTTTGGGGGTGGTCTTACTTCGCCACCTGCACCAACCACTTTCAATACCATCACTCGTCTTGACTTTTCTACTGAAACTGTTAGCGAACCTGGTAACAATTTACCTAGCTCAAGACAATTATCAGCAGCAACATCAAGTAATTCTTATGGTTATTTTTCTGGTGGGGTACTAGTTTCTACTAATATAAGTACTATGAGTCGTCTTGATTTTTCAAACGAAACTGTTAGTAATCCCAATAATAATCTACCAGAAAGAAGAAAATTAGATTCAACTGCAAGTAGTTCTTATGGATACTTTGGTGGCGGTTCTGGTCCTACTACTACTATAAACACAATCAGTCGTCTTGATTTTTCTAACGAAACAACAAGTAATCCTGGAAGAAATTTATCTACAGGAAGAGATGGTTTAGCAGCAGTTTCTGGAGGAAAATCTGTACTAAGGGACAATAAAACTTATGGTTACTTTGTAGGAGGAAATACTGGTACATATCTATCTGAAACTATTACAAGTAATATAACTAAATTTGATTTTTCTTCTGAAGTTCGTAGCGATTCTAATAAATATACCACATATGTGTATTTGACAACATTATCAAATAATTCTTATGGGTATTTTTGTAATGGAGGTTTTAGTGGTGGACCAACTGGCACTTCACAAGAAGTTCTTGCTCGCTTTGATTTACTTAATGAGACTTATGTATTTACTAACATTGCATCCAATATTATCCAGGATACGTATAAATTAGCAGCAACCTCAAGCAATTCTTATGGATATATTGCAGGAGGTCGTTATTCTCGTGGTGGTGCCCCTACTTTCCTAGTCAGTGATATAAGTAGACTTGATTTTTCCGATGACAGCGTTAATAATAGATTGAATTTACCAATAGCTATAGTTGGTCTATCAGCAATTTCAAATAATTCTAATGGTTATTTTTCCGGAGGATATGCTGCTGGACCTTCTCCAAGTTCCAATATGTATACACTTAATTTTTCAAATGAAACGATAAGTACTTCCAATTTACCTTTTTCACGTACAGAACAAGCATCTTGTTCAAATAATAATTATGGGTATTTTGCGGGAGGTACTAGCAATGCAGGAGAAGGAAATCCCGGAGTTTCTAGAACTAGCAATATTTGGAGATTGGATTTTTCTAATACAACAACCTCAGTACTACCTCCTGCATCAAATTTATCAGCAGAACTAAGATATGCATCAGCAACAGCAAGTAATAATTATGGATACTTTGCGGGTGGGGATATACTTGGAACTCCATTTGGTGCAGGAATATCAACAATTAATCGTTTAGATTTTTCAACTGAAGTCAGATCAAGTCCAGGAAATCTAGGAACAACATTATTCGGTTCTGGAGCACTCTCAAACTCAAACTAAATAAGACAACTACATCATAACATATGAATGACATTCTTGCAAATATTATAATTCAACCGAAAGTATTAACTCCAGAAGCATGTGATTTTTTGATTAATCACGCAAAAAAATCCAATCAAGAACAGATGGGAGTTTTTGATGCAGAAAGAGCAAATGAAACTGGAGAGAATCATCCCGGTAAAATTGACTTATCTTCCAGAAATGTAAAGTGTGCAGATATCTTACCAATCTTACCACAGATCAAAGAACTTTATGACAATATAGTTCATAATGTTATCAATCCATTTTATAATTTTAAAATCAGAGACAGTGAATTACCTCAACTTTTAGTATACGAAAGAGGTGGTCACTATAAGGCACACTATGATGCTGTTGCACAATGGAAATGTCCCGATGGAAATATAATTTGGAAGAAATCTGTGGAAAGAGATTTATCCACAGTTCTTTTTCTTAATGATGACTTTGAGGGTGGGGAATTTGTATTCCCGGATTTGAGAATTACTATTCGCCCAGAACCAGGACTTCTAATTGCATTCCCATCTTCTCAACATTATTTACATAAAGTTGAACCAGTTATTTCAGGTACTCGTTATAGTATGGTAAATTGGATGACTGTTCAAGGAATAAAAACCAAAGATGAGATTGATAAAGAGTTATCGGATAAATATGGTATAAAGGTCAATTAAACAAATGTCGCAACTCTTAAAACATTACTGGTTAGATAGAGATAATGGAGCATGGGCAACATATACCAAATTTGGATTAATGATGCCAAGAATTTCTGGACTGGAAGTTAGTTATAATTTAACTGATGAAAATGAAATTCCTTTTATGTTATCCACTTGCTCAGATGATGTTGTAATTGAGCAAGTAACTCCAGGAATTCAAGTTCTTACTCAGCAAGAATGGGATAGTGAAATTGCCTCATATGATTCCAGACAAGAGACTAAGAGATATGATGCACTTCGTCC